TCATTTATGCCCGACTAGAGCCTCGTTGTACTTAGGGCGGTAGAGGTTGATCGCGGCCCGTTCATATTCGCTCACCTCGTTGCGAGGGACCTGGACGACCAAGAAGGAATCGAATTGGATTCCCTTCCGGAACCCAAAGCTGACTCTGCTGGCAACAGACACTTGCGATTGACCAACGTAGACAACCTCGTCTCTGTCGAATAGGAAGTAGACCCCGCACTCATTGTCAGTTCGGCGGCGCATTCCTTTCCGGACATCCTCTTGAATTCGGAAAGCTAGCTTTTCGCGATTCCTGAGGCATTGAGAAATTTGCCGGGAGTCGTAAAGAACTCTACCCATGAACTTGTGAGGGTTGATCTTTTGCTCACGGGTATACCGCCTTAGCGATCCCTTGTTGATGCCAAGAAGTTCGCATGCTTCCTGTTCGTTGACGAAGTCTTTGTCCATTTCCTTAACCTGTTCGCCTTAGAATTTAAGGGTGGCCACCGCGCCGTCGTCACCCTCGGGCGTCAGGTGAGCATAGTACTTCTCGGTGGTCGCGTAGTCCGCGTGACCGGCGAGCAGCTGCACGCGGCGCAGCGGAACGCCGGCCATCACCATATGGGCGCAGAAGGTGTGCCGTAGCCGGTGAAGGCTGCCGCCGATCCCCGCCCGCTTTGCATCTGAGGCGAACCAGTCGGACACCGTGTCCTTGTGCACGGCCACCAGTGGGTCGGGCAGGTGGCGAAGTGCCCAGCGCGCATATCGGTTCAGCGGCACCTCGCGCCACTTGCCGGATTTCGTGCGCCCTTGGCCATCCTCATCTGGATCGCTCTCGACCTTGAGCCTGCGCCCGGCCACTGATTCCTTGCCCAGGCCGACCAGCTCGCCGCGGCGGAGCCCCGTGTGCGCCATGAACAGCCACAGCGCGGCGCGCTCAGGGTTGGCCCGGTAGAGCCTGCGCATCGCCGCCCGGTCGTAGAACCGCACTGCGACGCTGCGAACACCACGCGGCGCCTGAATCTCTTCCAGCGGATTGAAGTCCAGCTCCTTCCACTTCACCCCGCGGCGGAATGCCGCCTGCAGCCGCCGAACTTCCTTGCCCACGGTCTCGGGTGCAACCCGGTCCTTGGTGAGCCGATCCGATTTGTAGGACTCCATTTCCATAGGGCGCAGGGTGTCGATGGGCCGGTGGCCAAACCGGGCAATGAACAGGCGAACCTCGCTCTTTGCCTTGCCATGCGTGGTCGGGTGCTCCGCCTTGTACCATTCCAGGTACGCCTCCAGGAAATCCCGGACGCTGGGGAGCCGGGGGAGGATGCGTACCCCGTGGGTTAGCTCCGCTTCCTTCGCTGCTCGTATGCCCTCAGCTTCTCGTGGGCCGACGCGACCAATGGCGACGCGGCTTCGCTTGCCGCCCTCGCGCCAGTTGAGGTACGCGGCGCCGTCCCGCCAGAAGATTGTGACCTTGACCATTGTCGGGAACCGTAGATTGCAGAGTAGAGGGCGGCTTTCTCGTAGAGTTTCTTGCCCATGAAGTTGCGCGGCTCGATTCCGTATTCCGCGATGTTTGAGTCGAACTGGCTCCGTGACACGCCGCAGTAGTGCGCGGCTTCGTCCACGGTGAGCCAGTCCTTCCCGACGATGTCCAGCTTTTCAGCGGCTCCCATAGCGGGCCTCCTTCAGTTCGTGGCCAGGGCAGCGCGCAGCTGCTCCGTGACCTGGTGCGCGGCGTCCCGCAGGCGCTGGATTCGAGCTGAGCGCTCATGTGCAGCGACAATCTGCGAGCCAATCCAGCGAATAACGGGCACGGCGAAGCTATTGCCCAGCATCCGATATCGGGGCCCGTCAGCCAGGAGCACCCCGTTCTGATCTGGCACCAGCGTCCAGTTGTCAGGTGCGCCAAAGAGACGCTCGACTTCTACCGGGGTGGGGTTGCTGACGCCGCCTGATCTTGCAATAGCGAAGCCATTTCGGACCCACTGATTACATTGCCGCTTGCGCCAAATCCCGCAATCGATCGTTGGGTAAGGTCGGGAACGCGCCGGAGGATCCCGCCGCACGCTTTCGGGCTCAAGAAGTACCGGGGCTCTATCGGTCCAGTTTCCAGTATCGAGGACAGAGAACACCCGACGGCGCCGCTGCGCCACTCCGAACCACTGCGCGTCAAGCACGGCCCATTCGACAAGGCCGCGGTCACCCAGCGAAACGCCTTCGGGTCCCCAGCCGCCTGCGGGGACAGCGAGTTCGGATCCTGCCATCGCACCAACCACGTAAGCAAAGTCTCTGCCCGCGTTGCTGCTGAATGCTCCAGTGACGTTCTCCCACCACAGCCATCGGGCTCCGCAAAGATGTCGAGCTGCATCGAAAATCCTCATTTGTTCGTTGAAAAGCGACGAGCGCGCACCAGCAAGACCGGCGCGCAGCCCCGCGATCGATAGACCCTGGCAAGGGCTTCCCCCGCTCACGGCGTCAATCGGTCCCAGTGCCTCAATCTGCGCATCGGTGATGTCGGTGACACTGCCGAGGTTCGGTACGCCCGGGAGTCGGTGGCTCAGAACGGCGCAGGCATCGGGATCTATTTCCGCCACAGCGACACACTCCCAGCCCAGTGGCGCCAGAGCGATGTGCGCGGCCTCCATGCCCGAGAACAGGGACAGATAGCGCATCAGGCCACCAGCCTTGCCGCCCGGCGCCAGCACCAGCGCACCGCGCGGCAGAGGGCGACGATCAGCCACACGGTCAGGAAGCCCAGCACCAGCATCAGGCCCAGCACCAGGAACTTCGCCAGCCAGAGGGTCAGGGCGTCAGCCATGGGCGCGCTCCATCGGGAAGCCAAACAGGTCAGTAGCCGGCGGCGCCAGCATGTCCGCGCAGTCGTGGCTGGATTCCGCTGCCATCTTCAGTTCCAAGGCCTCAACCATCGGTGCGTGCTGGTGGAGCACCTCCCGGCAGTCCAGGCAGAACACCGTGACGGATCGCTGGTTTCTACACACAGCCCAGGTCACGCGGCTCACGACCCCACCCCCGGCGTTGCATCGCGCCCTTTTATCAGGGCCAGCGCGTCGCGGAACTGCTGACGCATGTTCAGGCCGAACGCATGTAGTTCATTTCGGGAGTAGCCATCAATCGCAGCACAGCAGGCACACAGCCCCTCGGCAGCCTGGAGCGCCGAACGCACCGGTCCCAGGTCGATGCCCTGCGCGGGCGGGGCGGCGTAGAGCGGTTCTATGCGCGGCGGATCGGTCAGGGCGCTCACTGCATCGACGCGGGATGCGCTGGTGGTTACCTCGGGCGATTCCAGCGGGATTTTTGACCAATGGATCAGCCACGCGCGCGGCGCTCCCGGCTGGCGGGCGGCGAGGGCGGCGGCTGCCTTGCGCAGCAGTGCGGAGGTTTCCTCGGCCCTGTCGGCGTCGTACTGCAAGCCAGCGGCAATATCCTGCGGTTCGTCCGGGGTGTAGCCCTCGCCATCTTCGATGGCCTGCTCGATGCTCTCTCCCGTCTCCCGGTCAACGGCCGCCATGCTTTCCAGGCTGTCGGCGTGCTCCAGCAGCTCAGTGCACAACGCATCCCCCTGCACCTCGCCAACCTGCTCACGTGACGAGCAGTCCGGACACGGCACACCACCTTCATCCGGGGCGGAGAAGCTCGGGCCGCCGATCAGTCCCCAGCCATTGCACGTGCCGCAAGCAACATCGCCTCGCAGCATCGCCTCGCGGCATGCATTCCAGCCCTTCGACCATTCGCCACCACCGGGGGCGGCAAGGGGAGCGCCAACCTGCTGCTTGCCAGTTGCGGCGAGGGCGGCGGCCATGTCTTTGCGTGCCGCTTCGCCGATCATCCGGGCGGGCACGTCATCAATCATCCCTCGCACCGCAAGGTCACCCAGCGTTGCGGCCAGTGCGTCGTGCACCCCCTGCTGCTCGGCCAGCTCGGAAACGGGATTCCCTGCTTCCAGCAGCGGCAGCGCACTGGCCACGGCCTCGGTCAGGCTCCGGCGCAGCGTGGTGCCGCTGACCTGCCGGAACCCGCCTTCCTCCAGGTCGCAGGCGATGGCGTTGACGAACTTCTCGGTGCGTTCGGTGTTCATGCGGTCACTCCCCATGCGGCAAGGTCGATCTCGTCCACGCGGTCGCGCAGGCGGTGGCAGGCGGCGCGCAGGGCCAGGGCGATGTCGCGGCGCTGGTCCTGCGGGTAGAAGTGCAGGTTCTCGATGTGTATGGCGCCGGTGTGGTCGCGCCGGAACAGGCGATAGGCGGTGATGCCGGTGTCGCCCATGGGGTACCGGCCCCAGCTGAAGCCGCCGTTGCGCTTCGGGGCGCGGCGGGTGACGGGGCGGCTCATGGCTTGCCTGCCTTCGCGGCCTTGCGCCGCTCTGCGCCACCCTCAACCACCTGTCGGCGGCTGATGCCGCTCCGGTCGATGGGCGTGTTGCCCAGGCGCTGGATCCTGCCGCCCTTGCGCTCGAACTCGGCCACGTCGGCGGCCAGCTGCTCGGCCTCGGCTGCCTTCTGCCGCGCGGTGGCGGCGTCGAACACGGTCTGTGCGTGGATGCTGGTCATGCTTCCCCCGTGGCTTTGCCGATGGCTACGTCTGCGGCTGCCAGAGCCGCTTCAGTGCAGACGCCCACACCACAAGCAGCAACCAAGGCGGCAATCTCCCGGCGAGCGTCTTGCAGCGCCTCCAACAGCTGCGGAGCCGCGGCGATCAAGTGGGCGTTGGCTTCTGTGTGGCCGGGTTGCAAAGAGCCCGTGAGGTAAACCACATCGCCTGAGGCCGACTCGATGTAGAAGAACCCCGGATGCTCCCCGGGCCTTGGGGACCACGGCCCCGGCGTGTGCATACTGGTCATGCGATGCTCCTCATCGGCTCGCGGCGCACTGGCCCGAACCACAGGTTGGTGACGTTGGACAGGCGGATCAGCTCCGGGTCCGGCTTGAGCGCCGGCAGCGGCGTGCGCAACCGGCGCGCGTCGTTGGTGCACATGGCGCAGGTGGGTTCCTTGCCGCGCCGCCCGGCGCTGGGGAAGGTCTCGGCGGGCAGCAGGCGGCGGCAGCCCGTGCAGGCCTTGCGCGCGCTCACGGCTTCACCAGCCGGGACTGCTGCAGCGAATGCCAGGTGAGGGGGAAGGGGCCGCGCTTGGCGCGCTCCAGCGCCGCACCGGTTGAGATATCCAGCCGGTTGGCGATCTGGCGCGTGGTGTAGCTCTTGCCCTCCACCACGTGGGCGAACAGAGCGGCACGAACCAGGCCGGCGCGGCGGGTGGACTTGGCATGGCAGGGGTAGAGGCGAACGTCCATCAGGCAGCCTCCTGCATCGGCTCGCGCAGCTTGGCTTCATATCCGTCCACCATCAGGCGGAACTGCTCCAGGTCGTCGCGCATGGCGGCAATGAACACCTCGTCGCGCTCGAACCGCCGCCACCACAGCTGCTTGCCAGCTGGCTCCAGCGCCGGGCAGTACAGCCCGATGTGCCACCACTGCCGCCCGGTGATCCACATGCAGCCCTGGGCCTGCTCGAATACCTCGCTCGCGTCGTTGTCGACGTGGAAGGTCCGCAGCTTCTCTGGGTTGATGAAGCACTTGTATTCGGAGCCGCCGTCGCTACCGATCAGGCCGTCGGCCGAGCAGCCGAAGCGCGCGCAGTCGCTGCGCACGAAGCCTGCCCTCTGCACTATCAGTCCCGATTGAATCTCGTGTTCGGCGCGTGCAGCTGGCTCCAGGTCCTTGCCGCGCCGCATGGCGAATGTCTCGAAACCCTCGTCCAGCGGCTCACCGCTGATGCGCTCGATGGCTAGGCGGAAGGCGTAGTTCTTCGCCTCTTCGCTGTAGTCGCCTACAGGCTCGCCTGCCAGTGCCTTCTCGATGATCGCGGACTTGGGCAGCGCCTTGTAGCCCGCAGCGCTGGCGGCATCCTTGGCGGGCGTGCCAGCCAGCACTGCGTCCACATACTGCCGCTGCCGCTCGTCTAGCTCGCCGACTCGCTTACGAGCCACGCCGAACATGCTGGCGGTTATCACCCCGGCGCGGAGCAGGTGCCAGTCAGCACTGCCCTGTTCGCATGGGAAAAGGATCACGGCGCCACCTCGCTGGCTTCGCCTTCGATCAAGTCGGTACCGGAGTTCTCGGCCTCGGCCTTCAGCGCGTCCAGCCCAGCGCCGCCGATCAGCTTGCGCTGCTGCGGGGTCAGCTTCGCCCACGCCTGAGCGAGCGCGTCCAGGCCGGCCGTAGCGATGTCCTGCAGGCTGGCATACAGCGCCGTGCGCTCGGCCTCCTGCTCCGGGGACAGCGCCTGCGTGATGGCGGCCTGCTGCTGCGTCTGCTGGCCGCTCAGCACCGCCAGGCCTTCGCCGCCGTCGGTGTTGAGGTGATGGATTGCGGTGTGCAGGCGCTCGGTCTTCGGCCAGTACTTATAGGCGCGCTTGACCACGGTCTTCTTCGCCATCTCGCCCCAATCGGTCTTCCACGGCGAGGACTTGCCGGACTTCACCAACTGCGAGCGGTTCATGATGCCGTCGATCTCTTCGCGGCTCATGGTGTCGGTCAGGAAGTCGCCGTCGGCGGTCTTGACCACCACGTAGACGCCCACGACCTCGCCCCGGTCCTTCGCGAAGGGGTTCCGATGGTGGGTGGGCTGCTGATCGACGCCGTTGAGGGCGAAGGTATCGGTCTCGTAGACCAGTTCCGCCTGTCCCCAGCGGATCGACCCGGAGTCGATGGCCAAGTCCATCAGGCCCATGTAGCTGATATCCAGACAGATCTTGCCGTCGCGCGGCACCAGGTACGCCTGCTTCTTTGCCGGGTTCAGGCTGATGCCGATGGCCGCGATGTTGACCACCGCGTTGATCACCGACTGGCGGTTTTGCATCGCGATCTTCATCGCGTAGTCGTTGCCGTACAGCGACTGGAGCGCGAATTCCGCTTCACGGTCGAAGTTGATGGAACGGTCCGTCAGCACCGACACAAAGGAGTCGCGCGTGCCGTAGATGGACTGGTCGATGGTGACGATTTCGTTCATGGCTGCTCTGCTGGGTTGAATAAGTGCCGGCATTGGGGAACCCGGCCGGCGCGGGTGGTGCTGCCCGTGGGGAGCGGGCAGCGGGGGATTACGCGGCCAGGTCTTCCTGCACGGGCTTGTCGCCCTTGCTGGCGTTGAGCGGCGACACGAGGGTCAGCTGCACTTCGTTCTTGATCTGCTCGCACAAGGCGCCGGCCTCGGCCTTGGTCGGGTGGAACACGGCGCTGAAGGTCAGCTGCAACGTCCCGCCTTCCAGGGGCTCGAACGACAGCTTCTTGAGAGTCACGTCGGTGATGACCAGCGGCTCGGACAGGCCCAGACCGCTGCCGATCAGCAGGGAATAGCCCGGGTACTCTTCGTCCCACGGGATCGCGCCCAGCTTCGGGAACTTGACCGCCGTCAGGCCGTCGCCGCCCTCGATCAGGTCCTGCTGCTCGCCCTGCGCGGCCTTGCGGTACAGCGCCTGGCGCAGGCCCTTCTGGAAGTAGTCCAGCACGCTGCTGCTGACGGCCACGACCAGCTTGAGGTCGCCGGCCAGCTTGTTCTCGTCGCCGTGTCGCTCGGCGCGAGGGTTGAAGTTCACGACCTTGGCGGCCGCATCGCTGAGTTCGAACATCGGTGTTGCCTCTCGTAGAGCCGGCCGTGCCGGCGGGGTATCAGGACCAGGCCGCCGGCCAGCAAAGCGCGCACGCGAGCGCGGCGGTGATGCCGTAGCAGGCAACGCAGGCGGCGAAGTCGGACCAGCTGCGGCAGCCGGTGGCGGTCAGGAGGCGCATCAGGCGGCGCCTGTGGCTGTGGCGATGGCGGCTACCGCCTCACCCCATCCGGAGGACTCCGGATCAACCGCGTCAACGAGCCGCTGCAACGCCGCCAGCAGCTCCGGCGCGGCGGCGATCAGGCGGGCGTTAGCCACGCGTGTGGCCTCCTCAACGCCGTGCGGCGTGCTGACGGGCAGCTGATAGGTCACGCTGCATACCGTCAGACCGTCTGCGGTTGTTACGTGATGCCCGTACTGGTACGGATCTGTGGGGTGGTCATGCACAACCCACGGCCCCGGCGTGTGCTTACTGGTCATCAGGCAGTTCCTCTGCGCAGAGGCCGTTGATGGCCTCGTGGTTGTTGATCTCGATGTCCGCGTTGCCCAGCAGCACGCCGTCCATGCGGTACTCGGTGACGGACAGGCCGGGCGTGGCCGGAGGCGCTATCGGCGGCAGGCCCTGCTGCATCGCGCGGATGAAGTCGGTGTCGGTCATGCGATCGCTCCCACCACCAGGGCGAACGCAACGCCCAGGCAGAACGCGAGGAAGTAGGCGGCCATGTGGCCGATGGCGTAGCGGTGCGCGGCGCGGTCGGCGGCGGTCATGCGGCACCGCCTTTGACGCGGGCCAGGGCGGTCAAGAGCGCTGAGCGCTCGTTGGCATCCACGTTCTGGCTGAGGCCGGCGGTCACGATGTGCAGCTTCTTCGCCGCTGCGGTCAGCTCGTCCAAGGAGGTTCGCAATCTGTCAATTTCGTTCGCAGCATTGCGTAGGGCATTGGTCTTGGCGGTATCGCCGCTGCTACGGGAAATCTCCCGCAGGCGCGCCGTATCCACCGCCAGCACAGCGACAGGGGCGCTCATGCCGCCACCTGCTGCGTCGCCATCTCCAGCAGCTGCTCGTCCATTGCCGCAGCCTCAACCGCAGCCAGCGCGTACAGCTGGGCCAGCAGCGGCGAGTCGATCAGGTCAGAAGGGTCCGTGTGGTGCAGCTGGTGCAGCGCCAGGGTCACGTCCGTGTAGTGGTCACCGTCGAAGGTGCCGGACACCCACTGCTCGGCCTCGCGGCATTCCGCCGGGTCGGCGCGCATGGCCTCGGCCAGCTCGGCGGCCTGCTGGCCGGCCAGTTCGGAGTCGAAGCGCGGATCTTCCCGGTCGTCCCAGCTGCGCTGGGCATTGCGGTCGGAATCGGCGGCGGTCTGGAGGGCCATGGCTCAGGCCTCCTCGTCGAGGTAAGCGAACACGCGCTCACCGGTCATAGCCTCGTAGGCAGCCTGGAGCCGGTCGATGCCCGGCGCGCCTTCGTGGTACTCGATCGTCGCGCGGGTGGCGGCGAGGAGTTCGTTCAGCTGGTCCGAAAGTTCCATCTCGTTCTCCAGCCCCGCCTCGGATGAGGGTGTCGTGGGGCGATGGAGAAAGATTAGCCGGGCTGATATATACAGTCAACAGCACGGCTAATAAAGCTTGCAGTATTTTTCTGAACCTACTCGAATTCGTTCAGGATGCCCGAGCGGCCAACAAAACCCCGCCGGAGCGGGGTCATTTCGGGGCTGTGGCCTTGGTCAACCGCCAGCGGCTTTGCTTAGAAGAGGACCGAGATATTGCTGAACGATCCACCAAAGTCCTGCGCCGACCGGTAGAACGATGGCTGCTACCGCAGTCCACATGCTGAGTTTGGTCGGCATGTGTTCCAGGCGCTCTTTGATAGTGGCAAGTTCGACCCGGGCAGCGGACACCTCGTCGGCGACTTTCACCATTGCCTGACGCATCTCTCCCACATCCCTCTGGATGTACTCGACGTCTGACTGAAGCTTGGCAATGCGCGCATCCATTCCCCCATCATTGCCCCCGCCAGAGCCGTTTTCAAGTGGCCTCGTCGTCCTAAAGCCATGCCCTCCAGACAAGTGTCGAACATTGGTCACGGCTCACCTCCTTGTGATTTGCCTGAGAGCTTCTCTTTCTTCCATTCAGCAAGCTTTGACAGACCATGAAGACGGGTATAGGCGCAAACATCGCACTCCGTGGTGTAAAACGCCAGCCCATACTTTAAAGGTTGTTTGCCCCCGGTTGTCCCCAAGAAAAGGTACTGGTCATCTCCAGGCGTGAGATTGACGTTCCACTTTTTGTTAGCGCAGATTGGGCATCCGACGGTGGCTTCGAAGCTTGATAGAAATTCTATTGCATCGTCGAGTGTTAGCTCTTGCCCATCAATGGTGAGCATTGACACGGGTTTTTCATTCAGATCCATCAGTCAGCCCATCCGCCAATCCAGTGGACACGGCCAATAACCGTGATCGGGTGTCGCTTCGAGTCCATCGGCTTCGGTTTCCTCCAGTTGTGGTCGCCCTGCGGGTTATCGCTGGAGAAATAGACCCCCGCGTCCAGCACCATCGCTCGCTTCACGAAGTACTCGGGGTTGGCCATCCCGTCGACCTGGATGACGTAGAGCACCCCATCCATTGGCTTGGTATCAGACGTATCGAAGAGGATGGCATCGCCGTCCTCGATCGTCGGCTCCATCGAGTCGCCCTTGCCGTAATAAATGGCGAGAGGTTTGTTGTAGATGCCGCGGCGCCTCAGGCTCGTCTTCTTGAACTTCAGGCTGTGCGTCTCGGCGTACTCGACAGCTTCGGCCCCAGCCCCAAGGCCGGCGGCCTGGGAGTAGCCGATGACGTCGGCGTACTGGTCGTCGTTACTCGCCTGCGTGCCAGGAATGGCGGCCTGCTCGGGTAGATCGTTGCGGATGTCCGTGTCCTTGCAGCCGAGCTGCTTTGCAAACGAGAGAACGGCCCGATAGTTGAGCGCAATCAGGCCGTTCATGTACTGGCTGATGAGCGACTGATTCGCTTCGCCAGGCCCATCCCAGTCATCGGCAATTTGCTGTTGAGTGGGGCGCTGATCCCTCGGGATGGCCTTCCACAGCCCCTTCAATCGATCGGCAGCCGCCTTATCGGCGGGCGTGATCGTGCGGTTGTGAGGCTTTGCTGGCGTGGGCTTCGGCATAACAGCAACGCTAATAAATGTGTTCATTGTCCGCAAACAGCAGGGCTGTTGACTGCAACAACAGCAGGGCTAATAATGCCGGCATGGACATCCCTACCTACCGAAAAGAGAAGGGCCTGTCTCAGTCGGCTTTCGCCGCACTGCTGACGAAGACGGGCGCCCCTGCCACCCAGAGCCTGGTCTCCCAGTGGGAGAGCGGCGAGACGACGATCACCGCTGATCGCGCGGTCCAGATCGAAATGGCGACTCGCAAGGCGGTCAACCGCAGCGACCTTCGCCCCGATCTGTTCGCGCCCCGCCGCCGCAAGGCCACCCCAGCCGTAGCCGCGGGGGCCTGAGATGGCCCCGCGGACGCCGAACGAGGAGTTTGAACGCTTCCTGGAGCAGCTCAGCCGCCCCTCGAAAATCGTTCTGCCACCCCGTCGATCTCCCCTGTCAGGCCCGCAAGGCGGGCAAGAAACGCCTCCATGTACGGCCCGTGCTGGAAGAACGTCAGCTCGTGCTCTTCGTCTATCCATCCGGGTTTTGACTGCTGCCATACGTGCCGCAGCACGTCGGGTTCGGGGTGCGTGGCGATGAGCACCGACAGCAGGGCCTCGTTGGCTTTCGCATTGGCTGCAAGCACTGACGCCAGTCGGCTGAGCTGCTCTGAATCCATTTCCATGTCCGTCTCCGGTAGCTGGTTGGGTGGGTCGCACCTCCAACTCTACCGGCAGACGGGCTCCCATCAGGTCCACAGCGACCACCTCACCGGCCCCCGGTGGGGAAGGGCACCACGGTGCCGCTGCCGATCACCGCGCTGCGCCGCCGCTGGGCCACTGGCTTCACCTGCACTTTCCGTCCCACCCGCTTCAGGACGAAGCACCTACCTCCACTCCGCACGAGCGTGAGGACGTTGGTTCCGACTGACTGATCACGTTTCGACACTGGCTGCACTCCGTTGGGGTGCGGCCATTTTCAGAACCATCCAGGGGAATCCTGGGGAACACGTCGTCCCCCGGCTTCCCCAGAACCGCAAAGGGGCATCCATGCGACACCTCAGCATCACGTATCAGGGTGGACTCACCCACACATCCAGGAGCCTGCGAGAGCTGCTGCTGGTGCAGGTCCAGCATCACGGCGGCGTGGTTGCCGTGGCCGGCAAGATGGATCTGGCGCCGTCGAAGCTGTCGGAGAAGCTGGCCGGCGGCGACACCTCGGGCAAGCCGCGCGGCATGACCATCGATGAGCTGGAGCGCTACATGAAGGAGACCGGCGACGTCTCCCCGGTGCACTACCTGATCGAGAAGTTCCTGACCTGCCCGGACGCCCAGCACGCCGAGGCCATCGCGCAGTTCACCAACCTGGCCCGCGCCATGGCGCCGCTGGCCCAGAGCCTCGGGATCAAGTGGCCATGAGCACGATGATCATGTCGCAGTGCTGGCCGCTGCAGATGCCGCCGACGCCGAAGGCCGTGCTGATCTCGCTGGCCGACAACGCCAACGACGATGGCGTGGCCTGGCCTTCGTTGGTCAAGATCTGCGAACGCACGTGTTTCGGGAAGACGGCGGTGATCGATGCGATCCGCTGGCTGGAGGTGAATGGGTACGTTGTCGCCGATCGCAGCAACGGTCGTCACACCTCGTATTGCGTGAACCCGAATGGTGCAAACCAGTCCGCCTCGCAAACCGGTGCGGCAGACGAACCGGTCCGGCAGGCGGACAACAACCAGTCCGCCTGCCGGACCAACCAGTCCGCCTCGCGGACCAAACCGGTACGGGAGGCGGACACTAACCGTCATAAACCATCAAGAACCGTCAGAAGCAACCGTCAGGGTGAAGCCGCGAAGGTCGCTGCCGAACTGCTGCCCGGTTTGCCTGAGAACCTGGTCGCTGACTTCCTCGCGGTCCGCAAGGCGAAGAAGCTGCCGCTGACCGAGACGGCGGTGGCCGGACTGCAGCGCGAGGCGGCGAAGGCCGGCATGAGCCTGGAGGCGGCGGTGCGGCTGTGTTGCGAGCGCGGTTGGGCGTCGATCCGCGCTGACTGGATCCGCGATCAGCCTGCGGCGGAAGCGCCGCGGACCGGTTCCGGCCTGCCGAGGATGACCGCATGAACCACGAGCAGCGCGAGCAGCAAGCCGTCTATCACATCGAGCGGCAGGTGCTGCACACCGCGATGGTGCGTCCGTCCTCGATCGCCGACATGCCGCTGCAGCAGTGCCACTTCGCCTCCGAAGCTCACGGCCAGCTGTGGGAGCTGGTGCGGGCGATGGACCAGGGCGGCAAGCCGGTTGATCCGGTGACGATCTCCGACGTGGCCGAGCGGATGCAGAACCAGCGGCTGCAGCAGCTGGCACTGAACATCGGCCTCGACCGCGACCTCTACCCGAGCAGCCAGCCGGCCTACCAGTCGGGGATCCTGACCACCGCATGGCGCGACCGCGAGGCGCTGGCCATCGCTCGCGACCTGCAGGAAGGGGCAGGCGCGCGGCAGGAAGGCGCGGTCGATTCCGCCATCCAGCGGCTCATGGGCCTTCACTCGGCAGATCGCAGCTACGAGCACACCGCGCAGTCGGCGCTGGATGCGGCCATGGCCCAAGCGATGGAAGCGCAGCGCAACGGTGGGAAGCTGATCGGCGTCTCCACCGGCATCCAGGATCTGGACGACACACTCGGCGGCTTCCACGACAGCGACCTGATCATCGTCGGCGCGCGGCCGGCCATGGGCAAGACCGGGTTCCTGCTGGGCGCGACCGCCGCCGGCGCGAAGGGCGGGGCAGTGGGGCTGATCTCCGGCGAGCAGCCTGCCGACCAGGTGGGCCTGCGCTGGCTGGCTGCCGGCTCGCGCGTCAACGTCGGCCGGTTGCGCGCGGGCAAGTTCCGCGGCGAGGACGTGGACGCGATGCTGGCCGCGGCGGACCAGTACGGCGCGATGCCGGTGCGCATCCTCGATCGACCGTCGCCGGACATCACCGAAGTGATCCGCGAGGCCCGCCGCTGGAAGCACCAGTTCGGCATCCGCGCCCTGTATGTCGACTACCTGCAGCGCATCGAGGCAGCGAGCATGTTCCGCGCGCCGAAGTACCAGCAGGTCGGCCACATCGTGCGGTCGCTGAAGAACCTGGCCCGCGACCTGCGCATCCCGATCGTGGCGCTGGCGCAGGTCAGCCGTGATGCGGACAAGGAGAAGAGCGGCCGGCCGCAGATGGGCCACCTCGCAGACAGCTCGGAGATCGAGAAGGAAGCCGACCAGATCATGATGCTCTGGCGCGACCTGTCCAACCCGCAGGCCGAGCGCTCCGCTGCCGAGCTCAACGTGGTGAAGAACCGGCACGGCAACATCGGCACCGTCTACGTGACCTGGCACGGCGGGTCCACCTCGTTCGTCAACCGCAGCGCGGCCGACGAGTTCGGAGACGCCGCATGACTCCCGCCGAACGCGCCCAGTGGTGCCGAGATCAGGCCGACGAGCTGGAGGCCGGCCTGCCGCCCATCGAGAACCCCGACGACCCGCAGCCTATCGGCTACACCATGGCGTCGGTGATGCGCGGCCTGGCCGCCGCGATCCCCCAAGGAGACTGACCATGCTCGGAACCTTCATCCTCCGCGCCGGCGATGCGCGCGCCCGAATGGCAGCGGCCTGGCAGTTCGCCTGCAGCTTTCTGGAGCTGGGCCAGGACGTGCACGTCACCGTGAAGCAGTACAAGCCAACCCGCAGCCTGGAGCAGAACGCGATGTTCCACGCCATCTGCGGCGAGATCGCCCAGCAGAAGCAGTGGGCCGGCCGCCGCATCGATGCCGAGGGCTGGAAGCGGCTGCTGGTGGACGCATGGGCGCGCGAGAGCGACCGCCGGCAGGGCGACGTGGTCCCCTCGCTGGACGGGGCCAGCATCGTGAACCTGGCCATGCAGACCCGGCGCATGACCGTGGCCGACATGGCCGACCTGATCAGCTTCGCCCAGTGGTGGGCGGCCGACAACGACGTGAAGCTGCGGGACGTGGCGCCGCTGCGTGACCAGCGGCTGGCTGATGAATCGAGGGCTGCAGCATGAGCAGCAACCTGATCTCCGCCTTGCGGAACATGGTCGATGACATCGGCAACATCGGTGCTAGCCCTGTCACGGTGGACGTGGTCCTCATCCAGCAGGCCATTGCCGCCCTTGCGCCTGCTGAAGGGTACGAGGACCTTGCCCGTGATGCAGCGAGATATCGTCTTCTGCGCCGCAGCTATCTGCAGTGCTGGGAGGACGCCCAGACCGAAGAACCTACTCACGCCAATTTTTGTTTCGAGTGCAAAGGCTGGGACATTGATCGTGCACTTGATGCAGAGCTGGCCTCCGAGTCGCAGGAGGAGCAGTGATGGGAAACGTAGTTGAGCTGCTCCCGAACAACGCCCTGTGCATGGACCAGCAAGCCATCGCCGAGCGCCTGCACAAGCTGGCTGACAAGATTGGAGCCGGTGAGGCGGGCGGCGACGTAGCACGCATCTGCGTAGTTATCCAAGGCAACGACCTGTTCGACTGCCTCTGCTACGGCCAGCCAACTGAGAACATGACGCTGGTCGGCATGCTGGAGTGGGCCAAGGCCCGGTTTATGGGGGCTATCCAGTGAGGTCGAAGAACTCCAAGGCCTTCACCGCGGCCGAGAGCGTCCACGTTGAGCTGGTGAAGCTCTGCCCCTGCAGCGTCTGCGGCCGGGCCGGGCCCAGCGAAGCCCACCACATCGTGCAGGGCGACCACTTCACCACCGTGGCCCTGTGCCAGGACTGCCACCGCGGCAGCGAGAACGGCTGGCACGGCCGGAAGACCATGTGGCGCATCTACAAGATCGATGAGGTCGGTGCGCTGAACGAAACCATCCGAAACGTACTGCTCCTGATGAGCACAAGGGGAATCCGATGACCATGCGACTCACGTTCGGGGTGGACCCGGGCCTCACTGGCGCGGTGGCCACGCTGATCGACGGCGAGCCCGGGCCGGTGCTGGACATGCCCACTGTCGAGGTGGACGGCTGGGGCGAGGTCGACGCCCGCGCGGTGGTGGTGTTCATCCGCGAGCAGCGCGCCGCGCACCCCGGCGCCTACGTGTCGGCCTGCATCGAGAAGGTCGGCGCGCGCCCAGGCGACGGCGGCACCAGCGCATTCCGGTTCGGGCAGACGACCGGGAAGCTTCAGGCCATCTTCGAAGTTCTCGGCATCCCCACAACCCGCGCTATCCCGGCGGTGTGGAAGCGCCCCTTCGGTCTCCTGAAGAAGGACAAGGAGGCAAGCCGGCAGCTGGCCAGGGCAAGGTTCCCAGCGGCCCAAGGCTTCCTCACCTTGAAGAAGCACAAGGACCGTGCGGAGGCGCTGCTGATCGCCCTGTGGCACGAGAACACCCAGCTGGGCAGCCACATCACCGACGAGAACCAGGAGCAGGCGGCATGAGCCAGATCGAAATGAAGCCCTGCCCGTTCTGCGGCAGCGCAAGGATTGAGGACATTGGAGGCCTGCAATCTGGCCCGAACCCGCGCTGCTCTGCATGTGGTGCGCGCCCACCTGGTCCTTTCAGTGAAGGTAAGCGCAGCGCGGTTGACGTCTGGAACACCCGAGCGCCGCAGTGGAAGCTCATCGAGTTTAACGAGGACGGAGATCCGACCAATGTCCCGGCGGATACCCCGATTCTGGTTCCGCCCACGAAGCGCCTTGGGATGACAGTTGCGAAGTGGAATCCCCTTGATGGCTGGGAGACGGAGACGTGCTCGGAGTGGGTCGGTATGTATCGCCCAACTCACTGGCAACCGCTGCCTGCCGAGCCGGAGGTCCGGCCGTGAAGATCGTCGGCAACTGCCTGATCGTAGCGCTCGCCGCCAAGGTCCTCGCCCCGCATCGCGTGCGAATCCTCACCATCCGCAACCGGGCTGGCCGGATCCACTTCCTGTGGGAGAAGGACGGCGTGCCGTATGAGTTCTATACGGCGGGGGCATCGCGAGCGTCCTACCTGAGGAACTCGCTTCGGATAGGCGAGATCCGTCAGGTCGGCAGCACCACGACGGCGCCGGAACCGCGTATGGAGCAGACGGCCTGATCCCGCCGCCCACCATGGCCACACCGCAGCCAGCCACCAAGCAGCCGCATCGGCAGTTCAACCGGCCGACCCTGCCGCTCGGCTCGGTGTCCGTGCGCGCCGACATCCAACAGGTCTCCGAGCGGACCTTGGCCCGGGTGAAGGAGGTCCGGCGCGCGCGCGGCTGCGGCACGGCGGTGTTCGCTGATCCAGACGGTCGGGTCTACGCCCTGCGCAGCGAGTCGGTCAGCGCGGACACCATGGCCAGCAAGCACCCGGAGTGGTTCGTCTGCGAGTACGCCGGTCGGCTATCCAGCGGCGCCAGCGCTGCATGCCCCAGCCGGGAGGACATCGCCGAGGACCTGGTGTTCCACTTCGAGGCCATGGGCCGGGTGCTGCGCGACGTGCCGGAGCAGCTGGACCTATGGGGCTTCCAAGGGGCTTTCGCCGAGGCGCTCTGCCAGCTGGCCCGAATCCATCGCCGCCGCCGGCAGTACATGGCTGCGGCCTGGCTCCGTTGATCCAACTGGCGGTGGGCGCGTAATAGGCCCATGAGCGACCGCCAGACGCCCGAATCACGACTGCATGCCCTGACCGACCCGCACGCCTCGATCGTTGGGGCCGACAGCAGCGTCAGGCCGATCGACACACGGCCGATCCCTGGCTGGCAGAACCACGCTGGAGGCGCCACCCGGGGCGTCGAAGAGTACCGGGGCGACCAGCACGCAGGTGTCGACAACAGCGTGCAGGCAGCACAGGGTTGCCGCGTTGCGGCGGGCGTTTCGGATGGCGCCGACCTTTGCACCCTGGGAACTGCCGATTCGCCGGACCACATGAAGGAACAGGACAAGGCCCGCGCCTACCGCGAGGCCATGCAAGCAATCAGGACCGGTACCGACCTTCGCGCTCTCGCGCTGCGCCTGCAGCAGGAGATGGGGTATCCATTCAAACAGCTCATGGCCGGCATCCTGTGGCTGGCCCGGCACCCCACCACGCCCAAGGCCAAGCCGAGGTGCCGCTACGACTGGTACCTGAAGCGCTGGGTGGAAGGAGACACCCTGGACGCGGTGGCGATCGGCGGCCCTCGGCATGGGCAGCGCATTGGCATTCACCGAAGCGCGCAAGATTTTGCCTGCCACAATAGGAGAGGCTCGCTGGTGCGCTACTTGCGTCAGGACTTCACCCACCCGATCCCATTCCCGCAGCGATACACCGCACTGGTGGAAGAGGGTACCCGCCTCCCGCCATCCTACGAGGTCCGTGACCTGGCTCATCGCGCTGGGGTGATCCGCTGGGCCGGGCAGCAAGAGATGGAGCGGATCAGCTGTCTGGCAACTGGGGTTCCGCATGGCTAAGCCCAAGGCCACCGCCAAGCCGAAGGACGATGCGCCCAAGCCCAAGCGCCCAGGTGCCGGCGGCCGCCCAAGCAAGTACAAACCGGAGTACGCCAGACAGGCAGCTCTGCTGGGCAAGAAGGGCTGCACAGACCCCGAAGTGGCCGAGTTCTTCGACGTGGCCATCTCCACGGTCAGCCTGTGGAAGCTGAAACACCCCGAGTTTTCGGAAGCCTTAAAACTCAGCAAGGCCGAGGCGGACCTGCGAGTGGAGCGGGCGCTGTTCGAGCGCGCAACCGGCTACCGCTGCCGTGAGGACGATGTGCGGGTCGTGGACGGGGAGGTCGTGGTCACCACCACGGACAAGCAGTACCCGCCGGACCCGACCTCGATGATCTTCTGGCTGAAGAACCGCAAGCCCGAGAACTGGCGCGACAAGCCGGAGGGCTTCAACGATGACGCACCGCCGCCGGCTGCGGTCACCGTCACCGTCGTGAGCGGCCGCAAGCGTGCCGACGCTTAACGAGCCGCAGGCCGAGTTCCTGCAGCTGCCGCACAAGTTCCGGGCCTTCGTCGGCGGATTCGGCTCAGGCAAGACCTGGGTGGGGTGCGGCTCGCTGTGCCAGCACGCCTGGCAGTTCCCCCGCATCCCGGCCGGCTACTTCGCCCCGAGCTACCCCCAGATCCGCGACATCTTCTACCCGACCGTCGAGGAGGTGGCCTTCGACTGGGGGCTGCGTGCGCAGATCAACCAGTCGAACAAGGAGGTGCACCTGTATGCGGGCAGGCAGTACCGCACCACGGTCATCTGCCGCTCGATGGACAAGCCGGCCAGCATCGTGGGCTTCAAGGTCGGCAAGGCCCTGGTCGATGAGATCGACACGCTGAAGAAGAAGAAGGCCCACGAGGCTTGGCGCAAGATCATCGCCCGCCTGCGCGTGAAGGCTCCTGGCCTGCAGAACGGCATCGACGTGACGACCACCCCCGAGGGGTTCAACTTCGTCTACGAGCAGTTCGAGCAGATCCCCGGGAGCGACCCGAAGAAGGCCGCGCTGTACGGCAAGGTGCATGCCAGCACCTACGACAACGAGGCATTCCTGCCCGAGGACTACATCGAATCCCTGTTCGAGACATACCCCGAGCAGCTGGTGCTGGCGTACATCCGGGGTCTGTTCGTGAACCTGACCACGGGGTCGGTCTACGGCGCCTTCAGCCGGAAGCTCAACGGCACCACCGCCACGATTGCTGATGGTGAGCCGCTGCACGTGGGCATGGACTTCAACGTGATGAACATGACCGGTGTCGTGTGCGTGATCCGCGACGACCAGCCGATGGCACTGGAAGAGCTGACCGGGATTCGTGACACCCCGGCCATGATCACCGCGCTGCGGGAGCGCTTCCCCGAGAACCGCATCACCGTCTACCCCGATGCCAGCGGCGGCAGCGCGCACACCAACAACGCCAGCGTCTCCGACCTCGGCCTGCTCCGGGCTGCAGGGTTCACCGTGCGCGTGGCTGGCGCCAACCCCCGCATCCGCGCCCGCGTCGTCAGCGTCAACGCCATGATCTGCAACGCCAAGGGCAAGCGCCGGCTGTTGGTGAACCCTTACGGCTGTCCGAAGACCACCGAAGCGCTGGAGAAGCAGGCGTACGACGAGAACGGCATGCCGGACAAGACCACCGGTTTCGACCATCCGCCTGATGCCCTGGGCTACTTCATCCACACCAGGTTCCCCGCCGTGGCCAGCGCCAGGGAGCGGCCATCCGTTGAACGGAACGCCCCCCTGGTGCCCCATACCCGCAGATGGCTGGAATCCCAGCCCGATGACGCGAACGACGTCGCTGCCCGTAGGAGAAACAACCTGTGACGCCCGAGACCAATGAATTCGCCTTCGTGGACGCGCTGGACGCTGACGCGCTGGCCGAGCAGGAGCGGGCGGCAGAGGCCAATCGCATCCTCCAGGAAGAGGCTGATGTCGGCGCTTGGCTGAAGCGGATCGAAGAGGCCCGGGAGTTCGACAAGGCGGCGCGCAAGGGCTACGCCATCGATCGGCGGTACTGCGAAGATCGCGTCGACCCCGAGGTCTACGACGTATCGGTGCCCATCGCCGGCACCTACGTCAACATCCTGACCGGGTTCCTGTACACGCGGAACCCGGAGACCAGCGTGCAGCCGGCCGAGAGTGCCGGCCCCAGCCGCATCGAAGACGCGAAGATGCTGTCGCGCACGCTGGAGATCGTGATCGCCAACCTGTGGAAGCGCGGCAAGCTCAAGGCTGCCGCCGACCAGTTGGTGCGCTCGGGCCTGACCATCGGCGTCGGCTGGATCAAGGCGGCATACCACCGGGAAACCGAGCGCGACCCGGCGACAGACCAGAAGATCTCCACGCTGCGCGGCCAGATCGCTCAGCTGCAGGCCACCGAGCGGCAACTGGCCGAGGGCGACGCGCCCAATCCGGACGAGCTGCGCGCGGTGTACGAGCAGCAGCTGGCCGGCCTGGAGGCGAGCGTCGAGCAGGTCATCTACAGCGGCCTGTGCATCGACTTCGTGCGCGGGGAGGACATGCAGGTCGCCATCCAGTGCCCGACGCTGAAGGACTACGTGTCCAGCCCGTGGATCGCGCAGCGCATCTTCCGCCCGCTGGACAAGGCCGCGGCGGAATACCCCGAGGTCGCCGACCGCCTGAAGAGCGCGACCCTTTTCTACAACGTGCAGCCCACGGACGCCGAGAAGCGCTCCGGCAACGTTTCAGACGCCGACGCTGACGCCTACTCCACTGCCGGCAGCCCGCGTACCAGCAACGAGAGCGCCGGCGCGAACGTCTGCATCTGGGAGCTGTGGAACCGCGAAACCGGCATGGTCCTGACAATGGCGGTGGGGCTGAAGCGCTATCTGCGCGCCCCGTTCGCCCCGGACCAGAAGTCGACCAGGTTCTACTCGTTCTTCCAGTGGGCGCCGCTGTGGGTCGACGGCCGCCGGCACCCGCAGTCGCTGGTGGACCGCTCCCGCTCGCTGCTGGACGAGTACAACCGCACCCGCACCAACTACCGCGAGCACCGTCGCCGCGCCATCCCGAAGCTGGGCTTCGACGCCGGCGCAGTGGAGCCCGAAGAGGCCAACAAGATGAAGGCGGGCGCCACGGGCGAAATGGTGCCTCTGAACCTCAACGGCGCATCGCCGAACACTGTGGTGTTCCCGATCCAGTACAACCAGATCGACGCGGCGCTGTACGACACCGCCACCATTCGCTCCGAGCTGGAACTGATCTGGGGCATCCAGGAGGCGCTGTCGTCCACGATCACTGTGCCCAAAACCGCCACCGAGGCCGGCATTCAGGACCGTGGCACCGAATCGCGCATCGGCTACCAGCGCGACACGCTGGACGAAATGCTTAGCGACTTCTCGCAGTACACGGCCGAAGTGTCCATGTCGCCGAATGGCCTGACCCATGAGGACGTCGTGGCGATCGCAGGCCCAGAGGCGTTCTGGATCAACACCGACGAGCTGGGCCTGGTGGAATCCCTGGTTGCCGTCGACATCCGTGCCGGTTCGTCGGGCAAGCCGGCCACTGCCATGAAGCAACAGCAGTGGTCGGTGCTTCTGCCGCAGCTGCAGCAGGCGGTGGTGCAGATCGGCCAGATGCGCGGCTCCAGCCCGCAGGACATCGCCGACAGCCTGGAACAGCTGGTGGTGGAAACCATCAAGCGCACCGGTGATACCGGCATCGACCCGTACTCGATCATCCCGCAGGCGCCGCCGATGACGCCTGTGATGCCCGGCATGCCCGGTGCACCTGGCCCCGATGGCCTCCCGGTGCCGGCCGCAAACGACCCGGCCGCGATGGCCCTGCAAGACCCCGGCATGCAGCTGCCGCCCGAAATGCTGCCGCCCGAACTCCCCGCCGCCTAAACGAGGAACCACCATGCCGAACCCCAACGAAGCCGCGCAGGCCGCTGCGCCTGCCCCCGAAACCGACCAGACCGTCACCGAACAGGTCGAAGCGCCCGCCGCTGAGCAGCTGGACGCCTTCTCCGCCGGTGTGGAAGAAGCCCGCGCTGCCGAGACCGCTGAGGCGGCGCCCGCTGTTGTGCCGCCGCCGGCAGATGACGCCGCCGCGACCCCACCGGTGGAAGGCGAGGGCGATCAATCCGCTGCTGCTGACCCCGCTGCGCCTGCAGCAGATCCCGCTGCCGCGCCAGCAGCACCTGCCGCTGCCGCCGCGCCTGCTCAGCCCGACGCGCCGAAGTCCGTCGACGACGAGATCAAGGACCTGGGCATCACCAACGAGCGCACGCAGAAGCGCTTCCGCGAGCTGTCAGAGCGCGCCAGCGAGGCTGAATCACTGCGTGGCCGCGCCGAGAAGGTGACCGACTGGGAACAGACCATCGAGCGCACCGGCACAAACCCGCAGCAATTTGGCGCGACGCTGCTCTACCTGACCGACATCAACTCCGGCGACCCGGTGCGGATGAACCGCGCCTACGACACCATGCAGGCCGAGCTGAAGTTCCTGGGCGAGAAGCTGGGCCGCGAGGCGCCCGGGTTCGATCCGCTCAGCGCGCATCCCGACCTGGCCGAGAAGGTGGCCTCGGGCGACCTGGAGCGATCCGCCGCTGTGGAGCTCGTCCAGCACCGCCAGCGTGGCGTGCTGCAGTCCGAGCAGCAGCAGACCCAGCACCAGCGGCAGCAGGCGCAGGTCGCCGAGCAGCAGGGTCTGCAGGCGGTGCACGATCTCGGTCAGCAGTTGCGCGCGGCGGATCCGCAGTTCCAGCAGAAGTTCGCCTACCTCGCGCCGACGGTCGAAATCATCCAGAGCACCATGCCGCCGGCGCAGTGGGCTGCTGCCATCCAGCAGGCCTACCAGCGCCTGCCGCCGATCCCTGCTGCAGCACCGGCGGTGGCCGCACGCCCGAACAACCCGGCCCGCGCCAGCGCCGCCCAGGCAGTGCCTGCCACCCCGAAGAACCCGGCCGACGCTTTCTCCTTCGGCGTGGCAGAAGCACAGGCGCAGGGCCGATGAGCTGGCCCGTGCCGTCGAAGCTGGCGCGGCAGATCCACGCCATCCTGATCGTGCGGTACGGGATGTGGGGGTGACCGCCCAATGGGGGACGCCGCTCGAACTCCCGGTTTGCACCGGGGCCGGGTGACCGGAAGGCGTGACAGCCGGAGAGACGGCACCAAGCCCCGGCACGTCCGGGGCTTTTTTGTGTCCGTTGCACATGGGCGGGAGGCTGGGATTCTGGCCTCCCACCGATTTACCCACCCAACGGAGCCGCCAGAAATGAGCGACGAAACCATCGAACAGGAAATCCAGGCCAAGGGCTTGAACGCGCCGCGCGTGAAGCCGGCCGACCTCGAAGCCGAGATCGACCAGGACATGTTCCTGTGCGGAATCGACGGTCGCCTGACCATCTGCGTCCTGCGGCTGAAGAACGGCTTTCTGGTGACGGGCGAGTCTGCCGCCACGCACGCCGACAATTACGACGAAGCGCTTGGCAAGCGCATAGCGCGCGAGAATGCCGTCGAGAAGCTGTGGCCGCTGCTGGGCTTCCGCCTGCGGGACCGGCTGGCGAAGGAGGGCTGAGCCATGGATAAGGAAATCAACCCGCCTTCGCGTGCCGAATTCACCTTCGGCCTCGACTTTGGTGCCGCCTTGGACCACCTGAAGGAAGGCCGCCGCGTGGCCCGCGACGGCTGGAACGGCAAGGGCATGTTCGTCTACCTCGTCCCTCCGGCCAGCTATGCCGTCCAGACCGGCGCGGCCAAGGCCCACTTCGGTGAGGGGGCCATGGTTCCCTACAACGCCTACTTCGCCATCAAGAACGTCAACGACACCGTCAGCACCTGGGTGCCGAGCGTTAACGACTGCCTCGCTGACGACTGGCATGTGCTGTCCGACGTGGTGCTGACCGACGCCGACGCCGACGCAGACCTCGCCGGCACGCCCCGACCCGACCATCCCACCGCAGCCTGACCCCAACGACCCCGCTCCGGCGGGGTTTTTCATGTCCGTTGACAGTCCCGACCCCTCGCGCATAGTCGCCCCATCGGCAGATGCCGACACCGCGTGTGACGTAAGCCGGGTTCGCCACCGGTAGTGCTGAAAGAGGGTTCGCACTCCTCGAGCGCGGAAAGACCAAAGGCCCCACGGGCCTCCTCTCTTTCCCTTCGAGGCTACAACCATGCCCTTGACCACTGCCCAGCTGCTGGCTGGTGCCAACCGTCAGATGGAGTCGTACGCGGCAAACGACCCCATCGACCAGTTCTCCACCGAGCGCCCGTTCGCGTCCTGGCTGATCGCCAACAAGAAGGACTCGACCTTCGGCAACGGCATCTTCAACGAGAAGGTGCGCATCTCGAACGACTCGAACTACCAGAACTACACCGGCGACGACCAGGTCACCTACAACCGGAAGGACACCGTCCGGAAGGCCCCGTTCCAGCACTACGAAGCGCACGACGGTTTCACGCTGAACGAGACCGAGCTGGCCAACAACGGCATCATCCTGACCGACGACAAGAACGCCGTCATGTCGGACGCCGAGAAGATCCAGATCGTCAACCTGCTCGACGAGAACTGGTCGACGCTCAAGGACGGCTTCCAGGAAAACTGGGACATCGAGGTGCATCTGGACGGCTCGACCAACCCGAAGGCCGTTCCGGGCCTGGACGCGCTGGTCAGCACCACCCCGACCGTGGGCGTCATCGGCGGCATCGATGCGGCCACCTCGCCGTACTGGCGCAACTTCGCCGACATGGGCATCAGCACGGCCACCGCCGGCAACCTGATCAGCCACATGGAGACCCTGTGGCGACAGACCATCACCTACGGAAAGATGGGCCAGCCCAACGCCATCTTCGTGGGCGCGGCGATGTACGACGCCATCCAGGCTGACGCTCTGAAGGTCATGTCGCGCCAGATCACCATCGGCGCCAACGCCACCGGCGGTATCACCCTGGACCCGTCCACCAAGGCGCTGTCGTTCAAGGGCGTGCCGGTCGTGTGGGATCCGTCCTTCGAGGTCATCGACGCCCGCCTGGGTGCGATCACCTACCCGTGGACCAAGCGCGGCTACTTCCTCAACAGCAAGACCCTGACCCTGCGTCCGGTCCAGGGCCGCTGGATGATCAAGCGCACCCCGCCGCGCGTCTACGACCGCTACACGCACTACTTCGGGCAGACGGCCGATTACGGCCTGACCACGAAGAAGCGCAACAGCAACGCGGTCTTCTCGATCGCCTGACCCCTATCAGCCGGCGGGGCAGCCCCTCGCCGGCGGGAGACCTGAAATGCCCAACATCAAGAAGATCGCGGTCCCGGCCACTGTCAGCGCAGGCGCTGTGGTGGCCCTGGACGTTACCCCGCTGCTGGGCGGCGAGGGCCGTGAGGGCCTGCTGTACGGCCCGGCCGGCGGCCTCGGCACCGGTGTGGTGCAGCTGCAGGGCGCACCGAAGACCGCGGCCGGCGTGGCCGGCACCTTCACCACGCTGATGACCCTCAACTCGGCGACCACCTTCCCGGTGGAGATCCCCGACCTGCCCAACTACATCCGCGCCAACGTCACCACCGCGCCGGCGGCGGCCACCGAGCTGACGCTCGAAGGAGTCCAGTAATGGCCAAGACCAAGATCCCGCACGTGCTGCTGCTGATCGACCGCGATGCCAGCACGAAAATCCCGGTCATGGTGCCGGAGTACGAGCAGACCATCCTGGAAGAGATCTACGGGGAGGAGCTGGTCCACGAAGTCGAAGGGCAGGGCAAGGACCTCGAGGTCGAAGACTTCGACGTGCAGAAGGCCTTTGACGGTCTGGTGTCCAAGTACCAGCCCACGGCCGAGGGCGACCTGGCCCGCAAGCAGCTGTACCCGAAGGTGCGTGACCTGGAGAAGCGCCTGAAGGCCTTGGGCGTGAAGGTGGCCAGCAAGGATGACGACGGCGGCGACGACAGCCTGGCCAGCGGCACCATCGCGCAGATCACCGCATCGCTGGGCGGCCTGTCGGACGAAGAGCTGGACCAGCTGGCAGAAGACGAAGCGGCCGGCAAGGACCGCGCCGGCGTCCACTCCGCGATCGAAGCCGAGCGCGAGAAGCGCACCGGCAACCAGTAATCCCCCGCTGGCGGCGAGGGTGGCGGCCGGCCGGGGTGACCTGGTCGGCCGTCTTTTCTTTGGAGATAACCGTGGCCTGGACCAACGCGTTTTCCATCGGCGATTGCGAGCTACAGCTCTATCGCTGGTTCGAGGGCGAGCCCCTCCTGGTGCCCGAGTCGCAGTGGGCCTCGTACGGCGTGAGCATCACCGCCGCAAACGGCATCGTGACCGTGGAGGCCGACCTGCCAACCGGGACGATGTTCGACATCTACGTGAAGCCCCTGTTCGACACTGAATCCAAGCCGGTGCGCATCACCAGCCTGACCGCGCAGTTCGACAGTGGGTCGGGCACTCCACGGATGTACGCCTACCGGGATAAAACCGCCTTCAGCGAAGACCCGGCCGGGCCAATCTTCCTCACCACCTCCAACCCAGTGCAGCCGGATCCTGCTGAGTTCCCGGCCTACGAGTGGCTGGTGGCTGGGATCGGCGTAGCAACGGAGTTCGCCTGATGGCCACCTTTACCTTCGCGGTCCAGATCGACTGGGAGGACGCCTGCCCCTCGTACAACTGCGAGTGCGACGACGACTTCCCCCGTACGAGCCTGGCCGAGATGCGCAAGCGCCTTCTGCGCCGGCTTGGTTTCTCCGCTCAGGCCAACAACCCGCCGCCGGGCATGGCCGATCTGCTGGACGACTTCATCCGGAGCGCGCAGGAGCTGCTGTTCCGTCGCTACTCGGTGTTTCAGCGCGAGCGCTTCTACACCTGGGAAATGGTGGCCGGACAGCGCTTCTACGATCTGGACGTGAACGCGGACCAGTGCACCAAGCGGCTGGACCCACGCATGATCAGCTGGGTGGGCATCTCCCGCTGCAGCAGCGACTGGAAGCCGCTGTACTGCGGCATCGATCCGGTGATGTACACCTCGCGCGGCCCAGGCATCCCCAGCCACTACGAGATCCGGCAGTGCATCGAGGTGTGGCCGGCACCGGTGGCCGGCTGGAAGCTGCGCATCAAGGGCCAGTTCGGCCTCATGCCGCTGGAGGCGGGCACCGACTTCACCACGGTCGACCCCGAAGCCATTTTCCTGCTGGCTCTGGCCAATGCGAAGGCCCACTACGGCCAGCCGGACGCCGGGAACTATGCCTCCCAGCTATCGACCTACGTCCGTGATCTGATCCGCGGTGGCCACCACACGCGGCGGTACATCCCTGGCACGTCGGACCCGCGCAACGCTGTCCGCCCGGTACCTGTGGGCGGCTGGCCGGAGGATCAGGGATGAGGCAGCAGTCGCTATCTGCGGTAAAGGCTGGCATCACCCGGCTGCGGGACAAGGGCGGGGCGTCTGCGGACTCCCTGTTCGACCTTCTCAATGGCTACGTGACCGCAGCTCGGACCATCAAGATCAGGCCCGGCAGCCGGATCGCGTACGAAGTGCCGTCGGGCACGATCGGGCTGATCTACTTCCGTGACCGCTTCTGGGTGTTCGCCAACCAGGCAATGGGCGCTCCCAGCGCTGACTACCGGGTCGAGGTGCTGCGGCATCCCACCCAGACCGCCGCGCAGCTGAAGGACATCCACTTCGCGGTGCCATTCCTTGGCTACCCCTACGTGGTGGCTGAGTTCGACAACGGCGATGTCTTCCACTACTGGCTGGAAGAGGGCGAGGTGTGGCAGCCGGGCAAAACCTACTTCCCCGGCGCGCTGGTGCGGCCGGTTAACGGCAATGGGCTCACCTACCGGCTGGAGAGCGACACGTCCGCCTACGTGGCCTGGGCGCCGAACGTGGGGCGGGCTGTCGGCGATATCGTCGTGCCGACCACCGACAACGGTTTCAAGTACACGGTGACCGAGACCAGCGGCGCCTCTTCGCGATCTGGAACCACGGAACCGGCTTGGCCCACCAACGCCGGCGAGACCGTCTATGAGGACGCCAACATTCCCAACGCTCTCGGATCGAACACGACCACGACGCCCGCCGTGCCGCCCAACGTGAAGGACCGTTACGGTCGGGGGAATAGCTGATGGCCGTCCCAACCTGGCAGCCAGGCACCCTCTACCAGCCCGGCGACATCGTCCAGCCGATCACCGCGCCGCCGCCGACGGCCGCGCAGGTCGAGAATGGTGACTTCGCCGCGGGGAACGTGAACTGGGATTTCACCGGTGGCGCGGCGTTCTCCACCAACGGCGGTTATTCCGGGAACGGCAACTGCGTCCGCATGCCCGGCAACGTCGCGGACGGCCTGGCGCTCAACCGCACAAAGCTGGTGGTTCCCAGCACCGGCAGCACCTTCGACGCCAGCGCGATGATCAACCAGGGGGCCTCGATCAGAGGCGCCACGCGCGGTTGGGTCGAGGTTCGGTGGTTCGACCTTGATGACGTGCAGATCTCGGCCGAGCGCGGCAACGTCGTAGACGACGGCAGCGGCGGCGCATGGCACCAGTCCAAGGTGACTGCTACGCGACCGGCCGGAGCAGCCTACGCGCGCGCCGGCATCGGCCTGTTCTCAGTGGCCGATCACAACCACCCCATCTGGGGTGACAACCTCGCGGTGTCGGGCACCTTCGCGGGCCTTCCCGATGGGCTGGTCTACAAGGCCGTGCAGCCGGAGTCTGGCTTCTCTGCGAGCGATGAGCCAGCGTGGCCACCGCTGCTGGGCCAGCAGGTCATCGACAACGACGTGATCTGGGAGGCGGTCGCCTCTACGCGCGTCACCTGGGAGGCATCGCCGCTGTACGTGAGCGGCAACACCGAACCGGTGTGGCCTACGGATGTCGGCGGGTTCGTGCGCGACGGCACGATCAACTGGAAGACCGTTTCGCGGCGCGTTGAGGACGAAAACTGCCCCAACACGAAGATCGTGGTCATCGGCGCGAGCAAGGTCTATGCCGCCGACGACGACATCATCAAGTACAGCGCCACGGTGAACCCGCTGGACTGGACCTCGCCGGACGACGCGGGTTATTTGCCCTTCGGCCTGCAGAACTACGGCGCCAATCCTGTGGCGGCGATGGGGCTTTACCGCAGCAACCTGATCCCTTTCAACGCTGAAGCCTTCCAGCTGTGGCAGATCGATGAGGATCCGGCCAGCATGGCCCTGATCGACGCGCTGCCGCTGGGCAGCACGCAGCACCAGGCGCTGGCAGCGGTCTCCAACGACCTGTTTTTCCTGTCCTCGCAGGGCGTTCGCACCGTTGGCATCGCGGCGAGCTCTACGAACTTCCAGGCCGGTGACGTGGGCATGCCGATCGACCCGCTGGTACAGGAAATCCTGGCCACTGGGCTCGTTCCGATGGCGCTCTACTACCCAGCGCAGGGCCAGTACTGGCTGATTTTCCCGCGTCCGGCCGAATCTGACTCGCAGGTGTTCGTTTACACGATGACGCGGGTCGGCCAGGTCGGCGCGTGGTCCCGCTACGTGTTCCCGTTCGTGATTGACGACTGGGCGATCCGCGGCGACGACCTGTACATGCGATCTGGCGACTACATCCATCGAATGGATGACGAGGTGGTCGGAGATGAGGTCTCCCCCGGCCAAATCGTGCCGTTTGAGGGCATGATCCAGTGGCCCTGGCTCGATTTCGGCCAACCCGGAGTCACGAAGAACCTCTACGGCTTCGATATGGTCGGAATCGGCGACGTTGCGGTCGAATTTGGCTACGACCAGTCTAACGGCGGCGCGTTCACCGAGGGGTACACCGTGCCGGCCGATACCGTGCCGGGAATGGTGATCCCGATGCCCATTTCCGCGCCTTCTTTCTCGGTCCGCCTGCGCTACAGCGGCACCGAGCAGTGGCAGTGGAACGCCTTCAGCCTGTACCTGCAGGATCTGCGGGGCATGGCGTGATTCCGTTGAACGACATGGCCGAGCGTGAAGAATCTGCCCATGCAGACCGCCCGATTGCCCTCCAACGTCATCCCATGCCGGCCGGTGCACCTGGTCGCGCTGGCCGAATGCATGCGCGAGACCGAGCAGGCGCAGTTGCTGGCGGTAATGGGCACGCCGGCCTACGACCCGGACACCGCGGTGCACTGGCTGATCAACACCTGGGCCCAGTCGGCGCCTTTCGCGCTCACGGTCGTCGGCAGGGATGGCATGCCAGCGTCTGCCGGCGGCTTCCACCCGGTTGCCCCGGGCGTCTGGCAGTCCTGGATGGTCGGATCGGAGCAGGGCTGGGCCGAGCAGTGGCGCGCGATGACTAAGGCCACCCGCTGGCTGATCGACCGGCTGCTGGAGACGCAGGCACACCGCGTGCAGACCAGCGCCACCACCAACAGAGAGAAGGCCATCGAGTGGTTCGAGCGCTCGCTGGGCATGCGGCCCGAGGGCGTATCGCGCGGCTACGGACTCAAGGGCGAGGACATCGCCCACTTTTCAAGAATGCGGGGTGAATGATGGGCGGCGGAAGCAATGGCTCGGCCACGAAGGCGGCGCAGGAGGAATCCTGGCGCCAGAACAACATCAACCAGGCCGTGGACCAGATCAACTCCATCTACGGCGGGGCATCGCGGCAGGCCGACATCAACGACTTCCTCGCGGCGTCGCGGTCCTTCTACACCAACGAGCTGGAGAAGCAGAAGGGCGTGGCCGATCGGAGCCTGAAGTTCGCCATGGCGCGTAACGGCCTGACCGGCGGCACAGCCTCGATCGACGCCAACCGCACGTTGGGCGAGAACTACCAGTCCGGCATCCTAAGCGCCGACCGGTTGGCCCAGCAGGCAGCGGCCGACCTGCGCACTGCCGACGACAACTCGCGAATGAACCTGATCTCGCAGGCCAGCACGGGCATGGGCCTCACCAGCGGCGCGCAGCAGGCGGCGCAGGCCATGCAGGCCAACCTGCAGGGCAGCCGTGGCGCGATGAAGGCAGACGCGCTGGGCGACGTCTTCGGCGGCCTGGCCAACGTCTACACCAACAGCAAGAACATGGCCGAGGAACGCCGGGGCAATCGCGCCTATGGCCTGCTGTATCAGCCCGGCTTCGGCGCGGGCGCGGTGGGTGGCCGATGAGCCTGGATGCGCCCATTGCCGTGCTGGACGCGCTGATGGCACCGGTCAGCAAGCCCACGCTGGCCGATATCCAGCGGCTGCAGGAGGCGACGGCTCAGCTACCGCAGCAGGAGCTGCAGGTCGAGCACACCTTTCTGCCTGGCCAGTACCTGCGGAAGCTGGTGATGCCCGCTGGCACGCTGGTGGTGGGCAAGCGCCACCGGCACCGGCACGCGCTGATCGTCACCGGCCACGTCACCGTGCGCACCGAGCGCGGAATGGTCGAGCTGCAGGGCACGCACGTCATCGACTCGCAGCCCGGGATGAAGCGGGCCATCTACGCCCACGCCGACAGCGTGCTGATCACCAGCCACCTGACCGACGAAACCGACCTCGAGAAGATCGAGGCCTACGTGATCATGCCGGACGACGCGGCTCTGGAAATCGAAGGGGAAACGAAATGACCTGGGTCGCAACTGCCATCGCAATCATCGGCGCCGGTGTGAACTACCACAACACCGAGCAGACCAAGAAGCGCCAGGACAACGAGCTTGGCCGGCAGATCCAGCAGCGCTCCTTGCGGCAGCAGGAGGCCGACAAGGAGGTCATGGACACCCTGGCCGAGCGCGCGGGCAACAACGGCGAAGCTGCGCGGTCCTCCATGCTGGATCAGTACATGAACCAGGTGCGAGCGGCGCAGGGTTCGGCTACCACCGGGCTGCGGCAGGTGGGCGGCGTGTCCGATGCCTACCGCCAGTCGGCCAACGATGCCGCGCTCGGCATCAGCGATTACGCGGGCAACACCGCCAGCCTGATGAGCCGCATCGACGCGCCGATGCGCCAGCGGCAGGGGGAAGCGCAGCAGAACGCGCAGCTCAGCACCGCCCTGAACCTGATCGGCAACCGCTCTGGCAGCGACGACTTCCTCTCGCAGCTGCGGCTGCAGAACATCCGCCGCAACGCAGGGCTGGATGCCTTCTCCCAGATCGCCGGGGCGTACGCAGGCGCTGCCGGCAGCGGTGGCGGCGGGGCATCGAGCTCGACCGGGCTGTCGAACCAGGCCAACGGCATCACGGCGGCCAACAACGCCCAGATCTTCAACAACACGCAGAAGGCATGGGGCTACTGACATGGCAGACCTGATGAGCATCCTGCAGGCAAACAGCCAGCCCCCGCAGGGCTGGGCCTCCGTTGGGCAGGCGCTGGCCGGATTGGGCGGGGCCGGCCGCCAGGACGCCTACAACCGCGGCATGGCCAAGGCCGCGCAGCTGGACTTCGAGATCCAGAAGGCGCGGCGCTTTCGAGAAGAGGCAATGGCCTTGGAAGATGCCAGAACCCAGAACGCCAGACTTCCACAAACGTTCGTTGGCGCCGGATACGCCCAGCCCGACGCGGATCTATACTCGGCGCTGCTGCGGGGCGGACACGATGTCAAGCAGGTCATGGACGCTCGCCTCTCCGGCCAGGAGTATGGCAACCGCGACAACATCGTCGCGCAAGCACTGCAGGGCAATATGCCGGGTGCCGGCGCCTACAGCATGGGACTCGCCAAGGGCCCGCTGGAGATGACCAAGATCGCCGACGGCGTTGCCTATAACCCGTACGGGCAGTCCGACCAGAATCTCAACGTAACGCCGGTGGGCCAGTCCACGATCGGCCAGCGCAACGCCTCGGCTGCGGCCAGCTACGCTTCGGCGAGGAACTCCGATGCCTCGGCCGCGCGGACGCGAGCTTCTGCGGCAACCGCTTTTGGCGGCGGCAGAACGGGCGGTTCGAGCTTTGCCGGCGTGAAGGCGCCGCTTGGCTACCGCTACCTTCCAAACGGGGATCTCGAGCCGATTCCGGGCGGCCCCAAGGACACTGGAGGCGGCGATGGCGGCAGTGCCCCATCCATGAACGGCCGGCAGATGGCCGGTGCAGCGATGCAGCGAGAGGCTATCCTGAATCAGGTGTCGACGCAGACCGGAGAATCCAGAGCGAAGCTCGAGCAGTTGCTTGCAACGGGTGATCCCGCTCAGGGGCTGACTGGTCCTCAAGCCGTTGCAGCTCTTCTGAAGCGTAAGGGGGGGCGTTTCTTCCAAGGTCGGCTGCTGGGCAACATCCCGCTTATCTCCGAATGGGCGAACCAGGACGTTGCGCCCTACAGCGAGGGGGCTGCGCGCGGCCAGGCCATGATCAACGACCCGTCGGGGCCCATTACGAACCCTGACGTGGAAGGCGCCCGAGCAATGGTGCCTAGCTTCCGCCAGCCCGTGGCAGTTCAGGCCAACTTGGTCGAGTCAATGCTGCGTGGATCGTCTGAGGCACCCGGTGCAGGGGCTGCAAACCCGCGCTCGAGGATCCAGTCGGCCCCCCGCCGAGAGGCGCCGCCCGCAGCGGTTCAGGCTTTGATGGCGAACCCCGGGCTTTCTGCCCAGTTCGATGCGAAGTACGGCGACGGCGCCGCAGCCGCATACCTGGGGCAGTGACATGGACAACTTCTTCGACCAGTTCGATGCCGCAGCCCCGCAGCCACCCTTGGCGAGGGGCCAGCGCTCCGCGGGAAACATTGACCTTGCCAATCGCCCAACCGTCCACAATCCGGATGGCTCGATCTCCACTGTTCGTTCCATCTCCGCAAACTTCGACGGGAACGAGGTGCTCATCCCGACCGTATCGGACGACGGCAAGATCCTGAGCGACGACGATGCCATCGCCGCCTACCAGCGCACTGGACGGAACCTCGGCGTCTTCGACACCCCCGAGAATGCGACCGCATACGCCGAGAGCCTGCACAACCAGCAGGAGCAGATGTACGCGCCCCAGGAGGCGCAGGGCGGAGGCAACTTCTTCGATAGGTTCGACGCCGGCCCTAGCGCGTTGGGCGCCTTCGCTGGGTCGCCGCTCAAGCACGCTGACGGCCGCCTCACTGAGGCCGGCTGGGAGGCGGAGCGGCAGGCGCTGGCGGCGAAGCGACAACAGGAAATCGAGGGAACCGGCTTTCTGGAGAACTTGGTCGCTGGTTATGGCCGCTCGCTGCCGAATCTGTACCAAGGTGGGAAGCAGGCTCTTGTCGACGCATTCGCCGGCAGCACGGAAATGGGGGCGAACCTCTGGGGCGACGTGGGCGGGAAAGCGCTGTCCGATGGCCGTCGGAGCGTTGCTGACTACTTCCGCGGGCTGTCGAATGACCTGCAGCAGGAGACGAACCAAGAGCGTATCGATAGCCAGGCGCTGACCAGTTCGTGGGGTGGGGCTATCGGAGGGTTCGCCGGCGACGTGGTTAACACTGCGCCTCTCCTTCCTGTGGGTGTAGCCGCAAGGGGAGCCTCTCTGGGGCGCGCGGTCTCACAGGCCGCTATCGGCGGTGCTGCGCAGGGGGCAATCCAGCCTGTCGCGCAAGATGGGGAACGTCTCACCAATACGGCCTTGGGCGGCGCGCTGGGCGGCGGGCTGGCTGGCGCTGGTCGGGGCATCATGGCGACAGCTGAAAATGTCCTGCCGCAGAACGTGACCGCGCGCGCGGTCAACTTCTTTCAGAACCGGTCAAATCAGACGCCCTTTGCTGCTGACGGCGAGGCGCTGGCCCAACGTACTGGAATCGACCTGACGCCGGGAATGGTGAGTGGCAGCCGCGCCCAGACGGGGGTCGAGAACATGGCGCGACAGAGCGTATTCTCTGCCGACACCGCATTCCAGGCAGATGAGCGGATTGCCAACCAAGCCATCGGCAACGTGAACCGCATCATGGATCGGATCAGCCCTGATGGGGTATCCCCGCAGGCTATCGGCGATCGCATGCAGCGCACGGTGCGCGAGGCGGTAGAGGGCATTTCCGAGAGCCGCGAGCGCGTCGCGGCTGAGCAGTTCGGCCGGATTCGCCGGATGGTGGGCGATGCGCCGATTGTGGACTATGCCAACACCCGAGACACTTTGCGCGACATCGTGAACGAGTACACCGACGTGGTCGGGGCTGATGCTCGCCGGGTGCGCACCCAGGCTCAGCGCCTTCTGGATGAAATTGAACAACGGGATGGATTCACGCTCGACGCTGCTCGGCGCGCGCGCGGCTCCTACGGACGCGCAGCCCGCGGTGGGGAGGACATTTTCAGCAACGTCAACCGCGATGTGAACCGCCGAATCGCCGGGCGGATGTACGCGGCCATGAGCGATGACCTCGATGCTGCAGGGTCCAGGCTGGACGATATCGCCGGATTCGGTACCGACCTGCCGGTTCCTGCGGGCACGACGGCAACCCGGCCCAGTGAAATGCTGCGGCAGGCAAATGACGACTACCGCCGCCACAGTGACCTCCTCAAGGCGGTGGAGATGAGTCCGCTTCGCCGTCTGCTGGGCGATGAGATCAACGTGGACGACTTCATGACGGTGAACACGCTTCCGCCTGAAACGGTCATCGCCCGCATCGGGAGCATGAAGCCATCCGAGCTCGGCATGGTCCGTGACTTCATGGAGCGCAATTCTCCCGAGACGTGGCAGCAGTACAAGCGGATGATCGTGGAGGACGCCTTGGGCGAAGCGCAGTCGGCGCCAGCGTCGGCCGGTGCAAGGGTTCTTCCCTTCAACGCGACCGGCTTTGTGCGCGCAATGGGGGGAGACAAGCCAGACAAAGTGGCTCGGCTGCAGCAGATCTTCGGTGACGGCGAGATGGCGGAGATCATGGACGCCATGCAGGCCGCGCGCCGGATGGGCGATAAGTTCGGGGCCAACTTCAGCGGCACCGGGCCCTACCAGGAAGTCGCGCAGGCGCTGAGAAACTTCAGTGTCCAGGGCCTGGCCACCACGGCCGGCACTGCAGCAGGCTTCAACCGGGTGGCTCGCATGATGTTGGACTCGGATGGTCGCAGGGCCGTGATCGAGCTGGCGCGCCTGCCGCCCGGGTCGCGCCGGGCAAATGACCTGGCCGCTTACCTCGCGGCTACCGCGGGGGTAGGGGACGACAAGCCTCTGGAGATCGAAATCGTGGGCGGCCGACGCGAGTCGGCACCGGATCAATAGAAGTTGAAGACCCAAACGTAGCCAAGGACGGCTGCGACGAGAAGGATGGTCGCCGGAACGTACGGCGACAGCTTCATGTGCAGCTTCCACCAGCCGGCAATCGGAAGGATGATCAGCAGCGCCATGCAGGCCAAGGCGCACGCTAGTGCCAGCCCGCCAACGCCACCGATCAAGAGCTTCCAGCTGAATCCGTACTGATTGATCCGCACGCCCACCAGAGCTGGAGCCATGAGCGCCATGCCGCCGACTATGTACCGGCCAAGTCGCGAGAATTCAGCACGCACGTAACTCCCCACCGTCGTCTGCGGCGGAAGGCTCGGTGGAGCGCCTGGGAGTCGGGTGTCAGTCATCGGTTTCCTGACCTACTCCGTCCGCGTCACGCAGCGGAAGTGCAGCGTCGCGTCCGGCCAGCCCCCAAAGGCGCGAGCCTGCTTGGAGTCGGCCCCCAGGGTCTGCATTACCTTGCCCTTCTGCGCGCAAAATTCGGCGGCCTGCTTGAAGTTCTTCTCCTGCATCTTCCCAGACGAGGAAAAGCCGGTCCGGCCCCTGGCAGCGATATGGTAGCCATCCGGGCCATCCGGCACGATTCCGGAGTTCGAGACGCAGCCGGCGAGCGCGGCACAGACGACGATCAGTAGAGCTCTCATGTTCCCTTGCTTCCTTTCAGGTGGGTGGGTGTCGCGATCTTACCGCCCCTCGGGGCGGGTCTGGCGGTCGCGCAGATGATACCCCGCCTTCGGGCGGGGCTCCTGACTCCGTTGACCGGCCCCGTACCCGGGATAGGGTGGCCTCTCCCCCGACGAAGGAAAGGCTCCCATGGACAGATTCGAGCAGATCGGCGGGTCTACCCCCGATCGTTTCCCATCATGGCCGGTTCCAAATCTCGTTGATCTCGGCTATGGGCGGCATATCCCAGTCGGTGACCACGCCCGCGCGAGCGTCGATCACAGCCAATCGGTCGTTGGTATCCATGACCGCGAGAATCCGGTTGTAAGCCTCCGTGGCGCTGTATTGGGTGTGCACGTAGAAAAGTGACAGTTGGAACTGATGCCACTGGCCGAGATCCTTAATCGCATTTCTGACCTCGTCGTAGTGCTGCCCCGGTGTCATGAGGTCGTATGCGATGAAGAGGTTGTAAGCCATCCTCTGAATTCCTTGCGGTTGGGACCCCGGCCGATCCGGGGCCTGCGGGGATCGTACCCGATCCGTTGAACCACCCCTCAGCCCCGGCAGCATGGCCCCATTAATCCAAGGGGGTCCCCGATGTCCACTGAAACCGTAGCGGCCAAAATGGGGGCCGGGAAGTACGCCCAGCCGCTGGAGGACGCCTGCATCCGCTTCGGCATTGTGTCGGCGCTGGAAAAGTCCCACTTCCTGGCGCACATGGCGGTCGAGTCGCAGGGCTTCAGCCGTGTGCGGGAGAACCTTGGCTACGGCGCCGCGCGGCTTCTGGAAGTCTTCCCTGGCCGGAACGGCCTGACCACGCTGGCGCAGGCAAAGGCCATCGTCGCCGGCGGCCGGGACGCGATCGCTGAAGCCATCTACGGTGGAGCATGGGGTGCAAAGAACCTCGGGAACACGCAGCCGGGTGACGGCGCGCGGTTCGCCGGGCTCAGCCTGATCCACCTGACCGGCCGCGCGAACGTGACGGCCTACTCGCAAGCCATGCACGGGGACGACCGAGTGGTGCGCGACCCCAGCATGCTGGAGAAGCTGCCCGACGCGGCGCTGGCGGCCGGCTGGTACTGGGAATGGCGCGGCTGCGGGGAACCGGCACGACGGGACGACCTGCGTGGCAGCACCCGCAAGGTAAACGGCGGCCTCAACGGCTTGGCCGATCGTGCGGTCAAGCTGGCCCAGGCCAAGAAGCTGTTCGGCATCGCATGACCACGGCGAAGAAGAAGCCCCGCCTGTCGCCGGTTAGCCAGCTGCAGGGCGTGCTGACGGTCCTGGACGGCAAGGCGAAGATCCCGACAGCGGAGCTGCTGGGGTCGATCCGGGAGATGGTCGGCGACGCGCTGGCCGTGCTGCAGGAGCCGGACCCGGCCAAGCAGCGGATCGCCTTCGTGCTGCTGGCCATCCAGCAGTCCACGTCGGTAGCCACCAAGACCGTGCGCGGCAAGCTGCTGCACCGGGTCACGATCATTGACCAGCCCCTGTACGCATGGGCGATTTCGGAGATCCACGGCATGGCAGGTGCGCAATGACCTTCGCCACCCGAAACATCGGCGCGGCTCGATTCGGCATCGCCATGATCATCCTGGCGCTGTACGGCGCAGCCCTGTTCGTTGCGATCTACACGCCGGTACCGCCGGAGAACCGGGAGATCTTCGCTGGCCTCGTCGGTGGGCTGAACCTGGCCCTCGGCGGCGTCATCTCCTACTACCTGACCGGCGCACGCCGGAACACTGGAGCCTGAAATGAGCCGGACGCTGATCGCTGTGCTGGTCTTCGTGGCCTGGTCGGCCGCCATGTTCGGCGCCGGCTGGGCGTGGCGCGGCGATCGCGCCGAGGGCGTCGAAGCGCGGCAGCAGGCCAGCGCCAGCGCCGCGGTGGTCGAGCAGGTCAACCAGACCCGCGCCACCGAACACACCCAGGCCGACAAACTGGCCGCCATCGGAGTGAAGCATGAAGAAGACCGCACTGCGGCCCAGGCCGTCCCTGATGCTGTTGTGGCTGAGCTGCGCGCTGGCACTGTCCGCCTGCGCCACGACCTCGCCACCTGCCACACCGATCGCCTGTCCGAAGCTGCCGCCGGCGCCGGCCAACGTGATGCGCCCGCCGACCTCGGAGTCACGATTGCGGGCCCTGCTATTGGAATCGGCCGTGACGCCGACGACCAGCTCCGCGCCTGCCAAGCCGTGATCTCAGCGGATCGCGCCGAGACGCCCTGATGGCCGGCAAGAAAATCCAGTTCAAGGATCAGCTCGGCCGCAAGATCACGGTCCCCGATGGCGACGCCGGCGCTACCCTGGGCAAGAACCTGTTCGGCCCGGACGGGAAGCTGCTCACCGCGGCGCAGATCATCAACCCGCCGCCGGCGCAGCAAAATGCGGTGGCCACCCTGTGGAATCTGATCCGCGAGATCCCCGGCAATATCCGAAGCATCGCCGCGCTGACCGGTACCGGTTTCGCTGGCCGACGTGGCAGCGACGAGTGGGAGCTGCGCACGCTTAAGGAAGGCACTGGTATCGACATCACCAACCCCGATGGCGATGCTGGCGATCCGATCATAGGGCTGGAGGAAGTGCCCGACAGCGGCATTGGCACGCTGCTGGCCACCACGTTCGATAGCAAGGGGCGTAGGACAGGCAGCAGGGCCGCAACTATCACCGGCACCGCGCTGCAGATCGACGTTGTAGATGGGGACGCGGCTGCAGGGTTTCCGACCATCTCCCTGGCTGACCTGCCGGACCAGGGTGCAGGCGAGCTACTGGCCTTCGCGCGCGACAGCAAAGGCAGGGTGCTCGGTACTCGCGACGCGACAACGGACGATCTAGCCGAGGGCAGTGGGAACCAGTACTTCTCTGCCGAGCGCGCGCGCACGGCCGCGGTGATCGATGAGGTCGATGCCGCTTCCACCGACCGAGCGCCCAGCGGCAGAGCGGTGGCGGCCGCGCTTGATGCCATCGAACTGCTGCCCGGGCCTGAGGGTCCGCAAGGGCCGGTTGGTCCGCAGGGACCGGCGGGCGAGGATGGCGCCGGCATCGAGATTGCTGGGTCGGTGCCCACCTACGGTGATCTGCCCACTGACCTCGGGCCTGGTGACGCCGGAGCCGGGTATCTGGTCCAGTCCGACGGCCTGCTCTACATCTGGTCGGGAACGGCATTCCCTACGGATGGCGACGGCGTGGAGTTTCGTGGTCCAGAGGGACCGATGGGGCCGCAAGGCATTCAAGGGCCAGCCGGCCCGAAAGGTGATCAGGGCGAGCGCGGTGCCGAAGGCGCACCTGGTGCCAAGGGCGACACCGGCGCGACCGGGCCTGCGGGTCCGGCCGGTCCGAAAGGTGACACAGGCGCAGCTGGCGCGACTGGCGCACAAGGGCCGGCCGGCGAGCAGGGTCCAAAGGGCGATGCGGGGCCGATCGGGCCGACTGGGGCGAAGGGCGATACGGGTGCCCAAGGTCCGAAGGGGGATAAAGGCGACAAAGGCGATCAGGGCGTGCCCGGAACGCCGTTCCCCGAAGCTCCGGCCGACGGCCTGCCCTACGCGCGGCAGAGCGCCGGTTGGCAGCCGTTGGATGGGCCGTACAGTCCCTACGTGCTGCTGAAGCTTGTGATGCTGACGGATCAGACCGGCCGAGTGCTGACCGACCAGCAGGGCCGACCGCTGATGACCAACAGGCCGCAGATCCCTTTCGACTGGCTCGTCGGCGCTCAGGCTGCGGTGAAAGAGATCTACCCGCTCGCGGCTCTGCCGGCGGTCACCCCATATCCCCGCGAGATCTACGTTTCGGGAACCAGCGGAGTAGCCGGGGTGATCCCCGCCTACAGCAACGGCACGCAATGGCTCCGCTTCTCCGACAACACGCCGGTGAACTGAAATGGCAGACCTTTCCGTTGTTGGCCGCATCCAAGACATCCCGCTGCGCGGCGGCGGTGATGGCCTGACCGTCATTGCAGGCCCTGGCGTGACGTACCTTCTGGATGGGACGCGTCTGCGCTGCGAGGGTGTTTCAGCCATGCTGCCCACCACTCCTGCAAACGGCTGGTGGTTCGCCTACGGCTACCCCATGCCTGGTGGTGTTATGGGGTTGGAGCTGTCGCAGATTGCGCCAGCGGATCCCTACATCGCCCTGGGCAGCGCTCGCTGCATGCTGGGCGACCCGACGCGTCGATTCCTTGGCCAGGGGTTGGTGATCGGCAACAAGCTGCGCGCCGCTGCGCACATGATCGCTGCGGCACGTGGCAACTTCGTCCTGTTCGACCAGTCTGCGGCCAGCTTCGCAGTGCCGGCCACTCTGCTTTCCCTCACCAGCAACGTGGCGGTGCCGCTGACCACGAGCTTGGCCGATCTGGTACCGGTAAACGCGACTGCGGTGCGCCTGCAGATCAACAACCTGACGAACGGGTTCCTTTACCTGCAGCGTCCATCCGTGGGCGCCGTGGGTCCGGCCAGCAGACAGGTAGGCGTGCAGCCGAATAACTCGCTGGTGGTGGACGTCCCGCTCGATTCCAGCCTGAACATCGCCACGGTAGTGTCGGCAACGAACCTGCTGGGGCAACTCCTCGTCCTTCTCCTGTCCGGTGGCTACTCCATCGAGGTGCAGGGCTACTACTTCGACCGCTAGGAATCCCCATGCCCATCGACTTCCCCACCGCCAAGTACGCCGACCCGACGACCTTCCCGCCCGCATCGCCCGCATCCACCGATGCCGTCATGGCGCGGACCAGCGGCGGCGCGGACAAGAGCTTCGTGCTCGGCAACCTGGCCGGGCTGGCGCCGTTGGTCCTCGCCGCCGACCAGTCCGCCTACTACAACGGCAGCGTGTGGGCGGCGTATACCGTCACGTCCGTTGGCCGCACGTTGCTCGCGGCCACCACCCAGCCGCTGCAGCGCACGGCGTTGGGCCTGGGTGATGCGGCAGTCCAGAACATCGGTACGAGCGGTGCGAACGTCCCGCTGTTGAACGCGGCGAATACATGGAGTGGTGCGCAGACCTACCAGGGAAACATCACGGTCAACAACGGTGGCCCGTCCCTGTTCTTGTCTCATACGAACGGCAACCAGGTCCGCTTCTGGAACCCTGGAACCACCGTCACACTGAGCAATACCGTTAGCTCGGTGACCACCAATTACCTCGCCATCGACATGGCGGCCGGCGTCGTCTTCTTCCGCGGCAACAGCGTCCCGGCTGGCGACAACCTGTATTCCAGTGGTCAGTCCGGCAACCGCTGGAGCGTAGTGTGGGCTGCAACTGGCACGATCAGCACCTCCGATGCCAGGGAGAAGACTCCCGTTCGCCCCTTGACCGACCCCGAGATTGCCGCTGCCGAAGACCTGATTAAAGAAATAGGGTCATTCCAGTGGCTGACGGCGGTGGAGGAAAAGGGGGATGCCGGTGCTCGTTTCCACATCGGCATGACCGTCCAGCGCGCCATCGAGGTGATGGAGTCCCATGGCCTGCAAGCAGAGCGCTACGGGTTCATCTGCAAAGACAGCTGGGAGGACAGCGAGGACCAGTGGATCTCTTGGGAAGCCGAGGAGGCGCAATACCAGGTCATCGCACCCGCCGTGCTGGACGAGGCTGGCGAAGAGATTGAAGCGGCTGTGCTCGAAATGGTGAAGCCAGCCGTAGAGGCCGGGAGGTCGCTGATCCAGGCCGGGCGCAAGGCGGGGTATCGGTACGGCTTCCGTGAGACGCCGCTGATCATGTTCATGATGGCTGGCCAGCGTGCCGCGATGGAGCGCGCGCGTGCCGAGCACGACGCTCTGGAAGCCCGAGTCGCCGCGCTGGAGGCCGGTCGCACTCCCTGAGACGGCCGGGCGTATCCTTGGGGCATGGACGCCCCAGACACCCCCGAACCCGAAGACCGCCCGGACCCCACGAAGCTGGAGCCAGGCCTTGGCCATCTGCTGCTGCCAGACACCCGGACCCCGGAGGAGCGGCTGGCCGCCTCGCTGAGGGAGTCGGCGAGGCGCTCAGGCAGGGGGAGGGCGAAGTGGTGGGAGAAGTCGGGGAAATAGCCAGATGGTCCCGTGCTGGTCCCCGCCATCGGCTAACATGTTGATCCGATTGGGCGAGTAATCCCCCTCCTAAGGGGAAGGTCGCCCGTTCGAATCGGGCCGGGGTCACCAGAGGCAAGCACTTGGGCCCAGTACGGTTGGGCGTTATTGCTTTTTTCTCCACTTTCCATTTGGTGTGGGGAACGGCGCGGCGCTACGGCCGGGCTACATTTGTCATGTCAGACAGCATGGTTGGAATTCAGATTAAATTGCCGCCGCGATGCTGCCATTTGCACGGCGAATACTCTGGGCTGGTCTGCAAATCAATCTGATACTCGCGTCCACTATGTCCTCCCCAAGCACCGAGTAGTCACCCGAGAGAGGCCAAGCCCACGCCGAAGGCGCGGTTGAGGGGCAACCATGGAATCTATGGGGTCGGGCCGACTGTGAATGGACGGTGCGAGCGGGGTAGGACGGAGCGGAGGGACAGAGCGCAATTTCATTAAGCTGTGATGGTGCGCGTGACAATCGTGATATAAGACCGGCCTTCAAATGGCGTGGGCTGGCTGTGAGGAATCTCTACTGGGACGTGTGGAAGGGGCTTGCGATCGTCGCGGTGGTTGCCATACATGCGTGCGGTAGCGCCTTGGCCCTCCCTGAGGGAAGTGCTACTCATGCGTTCGCAGTTGTGCTGAGGCAGTTCATCAATTTCCCGGTGGCGCTTTTTGTCTTCCTGTCAGCAATGTTCGCTGTTCAGGGAAGTTCGGCCAAGTCGTGGGTAGCCGGCGTTCAAAGCAGGGTGAGGCGCCTGCTTGTCCCGTATCTCGTCTGGGCGGCTGTGTACGCCTGTGCGAAAGCGTTGACGGGCACACTGGTCGTTGCAGATTTGCCTGAGATGCTCGCCACTGGTGCCGTGATTTCGGTCGGCTACTACGTGATTGTCATGCTGCAGATAGCCGTCATTTCCCCGGCTCTCGAACGCTTGTCCTTGAACGCACTCAAGCTGGCAATCCCGTTTTCCGTCGTAGTGTCCTTCACGTTCACCTACGGTATCCGCGCCAGTGGGTTTGATGGGGTCTGGTCTCAATTCCCCTACAACGCGCTGCCATTCTTTCTGTGGCTGCCCTTCTATCTTGCTGGTTTGGCCTTTGGTCGGGGCGGCTCGGCCATCCCCTTCGGTAGCTGGCAGCTGTGGCTCGTGCTGGCACTTCTGTCTGCAGCGGCTTCCGTTGCTGAGGCATTCGTGTGGATTCCTGACGCGGTAGATTTGGCTATATCGCAGCTGAAAATCTCCTCGATGATCACGTCCCTATGCGTATGCGCTCTTGCGATTGCGCTGGCTCGCACATGGACCCATCTGCGCGGTTGGCGATGGGGGCTGAGCTGGCTGGGGGCGCGCAGCTTCTATTTTTACCTTTCGCATATGCTCGTTCTTGGCGTCGTTCAAGCGGGATTGCGTCGAATCCCCGGCATTGAAGCCGTGCAGCCAGCATTCGTGAGTGCAGCTGTGATCATCACGGTCGCGCTATGCGCAGCCGGGGCTGCCGCCTTTGAATATCTGGTAAAGGGCCACAGGAATGCTCTGCGATGGGTGGGGATCGCCTGACGGCTACAGAATGATTGCCGCGTTCAAACGTTCCCTTGACGAAACCTTCTTGGCGCCGATTTGAAGCCGATAGCGGTGGGAGGCACCCATGGCCCATTCACTGCCGTGAATTGACGATGCTCAGGCGGCTTGGACGGCCGGCCCCACACTGCCCATCCTGTCGACAACGTTTTGATTTCCAAAGCTCGTAGGTAATCGCGGGAGACCGTTTGGCTAATCGCTATAGACGCGGTTGCCGCAAAGCCTGACAGCATCCGAGCCCCTAGACGGCCGAGTTTAGGTGAATACATCGAGAGACTATTCCCGCCTGCGCAAAAAGTCGTCAAACACCACGCTGCTGATAGCCTGTCTCGCCTTGCAGCCTGGGCAGCGCATCGCAATGCCACCGGGCACCGCCAGCAGTGTGGATTCGTCCGCCGCAGTGAAGTGGTGGTTGCACTTGAGGCAGGACGCGGTCACGGAAGTGACGCGCGCAGAGAGATCGCTCGATAGCTCGCGATCGCCAGCAACCTCAATCAGATTGAATACACCTGTGGAGGACATGGTTGACTGATCCGCCGTCTTGCTGAAGGAGTAGGGGCGAGTACACCAGTGCAGGTGTACTGCGCCGGTGTAGTCATGGTCAACGTCAGGTGTAGAGCGGAGCTTTCCCACGTTGTCCCGTCGTCGGCCCGCAAGGGGCGCGGCCTTGCACTTTACTGGGGGCGCGGATGCAGGGTTGCGTTCAACGCTGGCCCCGTCGAGGTCGCTCTGGTGCACGCGAACAGTCGTCGCCCATTATTCTCGCGCTCACCTGGTGCCCGCTGCCTCTGCGGGGGAGTGATGGCTGGCGGGCACTGCCGTTCCAAGATGCTTTGCAAAAAACCTCGCCATCACCCGATACGCCTGCTGGCTCTCCGGTAGCTTCGCATCCAGATGGAAGGCGTGTCCCAGCCCTTCCCACACATGCAGGTCCGACACGCGCTCCAGGTCCACCAGCCGGCTGTGCATGTAGGACACATTGCTCAGCTCCGCCGCGCGCGTGCCGGTGATGAACAGGGTGGGCGGAAACTGCGCCAGCAGCGCTTCGGAGAACACTGGCGACACCAGCGGGTCGCGGAAGTCCACGTCCCCGTAGTAGAGGTCCTCCATGATCGGCAGGGTGCCGTCGGCGTGGGGCAACAGCGCGTCGTTGATCGCGGCCATGACGTACCGCGAGTCGCCCCCATAACGCGCATCGCCGCCCGCGCAGAACAGGCCGGCAGCGCCGGGCATCGGCAGTTTCTCCTTGGCGAACCAGGCCAGGGATTCGCCGGTGAGCACGCCGCCGGCCGAGCAGCCGAAGATGCCGATATGCGCGGCGGGCATCCGCGCCAATGCCGCCCGGTACACGGCGGCGACATCCTCGCTGGCGGCAGGGAAGCGGTGCTCGGGGCCTTGGCGATACTCGACGGCCAGCACGGTCATGCCCGTCATCGCCGCCACCGGGATCGCCTCGAGCAGGCCCAGGCTGTCGGCCCGACCGAACACGAAGGCGCCGCCATGCAGTTCGATCAGCAGGCGCTGGCGGGCGGGATCCGCCGGTGCGCTGCGCGGTCGCACGCGCACCACGGGAACACCGCCCCAGGTTTCGTGATGCAGCTCCACCGCGAAGCGTTTGCGTAGTTCGGCGATCTCGCCATACGCCCATTGGTCGGCACCCTTGCGGATGCTGTCCAGCTGCGCGAGCACAGCAGCGTTGTCCAGTTTGGCAGTGGGATCGCCGTGAATCACCGCGCTGCGTACGCTGTCCTGCGCCTGCGGGCTGAGATAGGGCGAGACCGGCAGCGCGAAGCTGGGCACCTGGCGCACACCGTCGGCGGGCGCTGCGGCCTGCGCACCGGCGGCGAGCAGCAGGCAAAGGGGAAACGCCGACATCCATTTCGAAACGGCCATACGCACGGTCCACACAGCGGGGGTGCCGCACAGGATAACGTCCGGCACGGTGCACCACCTACCGCCACGTGCACGGTGCCGTCGCCGGTTGTTGACGCGCCACCAGCGAAGCTGCGGCATCCCACCCGATGGAGCAATCCGATGAACATTGCATCGCCGCTGTTGCCGTCCGGCGCGTCCGCCACGCCCACGCCAGGCCAGCCTGTGGCGCCGCCCGTGGAGGTGCCGGTCAGCCCGGACCCACCCGTGCAGGAGCCGCCGACCGAAGCGCCGCCCCAAGGCGATCCGCCCGCGCAGTCCCCGCCGCTGGAAGCACCGCCTGGGAGCGACCCGCAGCCTGCAGCGCCACCGGCGGAAGCGCCACCCGCGTCACCGCCCGCACCTCAATAG